ATGAAATATAGAATAAATACTTTTGCAAAAATTCACAGAGTGACTAGAAGAACTGTTGAGAATTGGATCTCTAAAGGAGTAGTCAAATCTGAAATAGATGAATTTAAACATAGATGGATTATTGTAGATTCTGAGGAAAAACTTGAAAAAGAATTAACTACAGTAATTTATTCTAGAGTAAGTTCTGAAGATAAAAGAAATGAATTAGAAGAACAAGAAAAACGATTATTGAATTATTGTAGTGCCAAAGGTTATAAAATCTCTAATTCAGTTTCAGAGATATCAGGACCTACAGAATCTTCGCCAAAATTAGAATCACTTATATTAGACTCTACCGTTGATATTATAGTTGTAGATACCGCCGATAGAGTTAGTATTTTTGATTTCGGCGTTATTTTAAAACTATTAGAACAAAACGGTAGAAAAATAGAAGTGATAAATATGGCGGCGAAAATTAATCCAAGAGATAAAAAAGATAGCTTATTTGACATTCTCTCTTGGTATTGTAAAGAGTTATATGGAAAAGCTAGAGGACGTAATATATTCTCTGGCCTTCTAGAAAAATTGGAAAAACTTAAACCTTAAATTTTATTAGTTATGGAGAATTTACCTTCAATTTTTGTACAACGTGAAAAATATCCTTTCTTACCCGATGATGTATTTATGCCTATTGAAGCTCCTATAGTTCCTAAAGAAATTTCTGGAAGATATGGAGTAAATAAGAGAGGGGAAATGAAAAATTTAGAAACTGGAAGATTATTAAGTAAGGTAGTTAGTGAGAATAAATATATAAGATTTACCTCTACTTATAGAGAAAATGGAAAGCCTAAATCAATTAATTCAAGTGTTCATAGAATGGTTGCTTCTGTATTCTTAAATAACCCTAATCCAAACATATATAATGTAGTTAATCATATAAATAATAATAGAGGTGATAACACTTTAAATAATTTAGAGTGGGTTACTCCAGAAGAAAACTGGAGAACTGATAAAGTATCACTAAGAAATACAAAATTTTTAGGAATGTATGTTGGATATACCCTAGATGGAAAAGAAGTTGAGAGATTTTATGCAAGGGATACTCCAAGTAAATATGTAAGATCTTCTATAGAGTCTGCTGCGATTAAAGGAGGAACTTATAAAGGGATGATTTGGAAATACGAAAAACCAAATCGAATTATTCCAGGATTTTCAGGAAATCTAGATGATTATGAATGGTATGAACATTGGAAGTATCCAGGATTGTATGTATGTAAAAAAGGATTTATTAAAATAGATGAGAAATTATCATACTATAGTGACGAAAGAAATACTACTGGATATGTTCATGTATCAATTAAACATAAAACATACCCTGCTCATAGAATTATAATGGAATATATTCTAGGAAGAAATTTAGAAAAGGGAGAAATTGTAGATCATATTGATAGAGATCGAAAAAATAATCATTTTGATAATCTTAAACTATGTAATAATAAAGAGAATATGAATAATATTAATACAATAAAGTACATAAGTAATACTATTATCGTTTGTAATTTATATGGAGATATTATCTTAAAGACACACACTAGAGAAGCATATGAATTTATATATGGAACAGATTATAATAAAGGATTGAATCTTTCAGGAACTTTATTATCTGCAATGTTATGTAAAAAATCTTATATATGTATTAAAGAAGGTGATAATGATGCACTTTTTAATAAATTAAAATACGTATATTTTATAATTTCAAAAGATAAAACAAAAATAATAAAAACTTATACTAATTTAAAAGATTTATACAAAGATGAGCACCTTAATAGTTCTCAAAGAAAAATTTACAGAAGTTTGAAATCAAATACTTTAATAAATAATTATTACGTTTTAAATGGTCAAGATGCATGGAACATTTTAAAATCTATAGGACATCTTACTGCATTAGATCCTGAAAACAACCAACCATTAGACATGTAAACCTTATAGATGGGAAGATATTATTGTGTTGTCTTCCCACTATTTATAAATGAAAACATATTTAATTAATATTAAATTTTTTAATAAACTAAATTTTATTTATGGAAGAAAATAAGAAAAAAGGACCTGGAGATATTAGATTATTACAATGGCCGGAAAATGTATTAACTAATCCGGATTACATGTTAGGATCTCTTGCTCCAGATCCATCAGGAAAACCTTGTGAAGGTGCATGTAATGCTTTTCGAGAAATTATAGATAATGCAATAGATGTACTTTACGATAATCCTGATGCAACAACAATCATAGTAGATACAGAAAATTATAATGGATTTAATCTAGTAGCAGATAATAGCTGGGGTATTCCACTAAGAATGAGTGAGATACCTGGAAAAACTATGGCACATTTATCTATAAGTACATTAAACTCTGGAAGTAAATTTAATGGGAAGGGGGACGATACAGGCGCTCACATTGGCCGTCAGATGGCGGCTTAGGAAATGTTTCCTAAGAAAATTCTGCAAAAATTGGTGAAAGATATAATAATCTAATACCAAGCAATAAAAAATTATTTTATTGTTTAACGACTAAGTACAGAACTGAACTTTTAGATGAGATAGTCTAAACTTATGATGAAAATCATAGAAAACTTGCACGGTGTAGGAAGTGCTTGTACCTGTGCCCTTTCTGAACAATATATTTTATTATCAAAGATTACACAAGATAATTATGATAAATCTATTCCAGAAGTAAAACAACTTTGGGAATCACAAGGACCTAGAAGTAAAAAAGATCTATTCTATATAGTTGTATATGAGAATTACGGTAATCTTACTTTTGAAGGTGCTATGAAACTTTCTGATGTAAATAAAAAACTTGGCGTGAATTTACCAACAGGAATGAGTACTATAGTTTTATTCAAACTAGGTACTACATATGTTCCTGACCCTAGAGTTGTTATTCCATATGATAACTTAAACTATTTTCTTCTTATAATGAAGGAATTTTATAAAAGAAAAGTAACTGTTATTGCAAATGGAAAAAATATGACAGCTGCAGATCTTGATATTTATAAATACAAAATTATTAAAACTATTATTCCTGAAGATACAAGTAAAAATTCAGAAGTAAAAGTTTTAATATATTTTGATGTAGATCCTGAGATGTCTAATAAAAGTAGTTATGGTAGTGTGAACGGTCTTGTAGTAAATACGGGACAACATTTAAATTATATAGAAGCATGTTTTGACCAAGCAATTAGAGCTGAGTATAAAATTACTCATAAATACACTATGAATGGTTTTAAATCATGTGTTGTGCTCCTGGCAGAGGTAATATCGTTCGATAGTCAAACTAAAGTACGATTAAAATCTATTGGGAAAGTAAAACAATCGGATTTCACAGGAGCATTAGTAAAAGAATTCATAAAAATATTTAGATCTAACCCTGACTATTGGCAAGAACATGTAGATAGATTGAATACTATTTATAATTCAATGAGATCATTCTCGGCAGCTGAAAAAGCGCAAAAAATGATTGATGATGCTCAGGGAAGAAATATGTTTAAGTCAAGGGTTGAATTAATAGAGGGTTTTAGTGACGCAACTGGAAAAAACAGATGGGATTGTGAATTATTCCTCTGTGAAGGTCAAATTAGGCCGTTTAAATCAGAAATGTCTTAAATTATAAGTGAGTAAATTCGGTGAAAGACCTTAGAGAAAAAATATCCTAAGTAAATCTAATACCGAGTCAAAGATAAATTCTTTGATGTAACGCATACTGTATTCACTATCTATAATAAAATAGATAAAAATATATGCTGAACTATCAAGAATCAATTGATAGAATTATTAACATATTGCTAAGTCCAGCAGGATCACTAAAAAGTGGAAGACATAACACTCAGTTCCACGCAGTACTCCCGTTAAGAGGTAAGATACTTTCGGTGCTAGATAAGACTGTAGATCAGGCACTAGATAATAAAGAAATTCATACTATATTCAAAGTAATTGGACTTGGTATGGATGTAAATAACGTAACAAAGGATGCAAAATCTTTTGAAGAAGCTTATGAATTGATAAAAAAATACAGCCGTTATGGTAAAATTGTTATCGCAGTTGATGCGGACCCTGATGGCGAACAGATAAAAAAATTAATTCTATATTTATTTGGAAAATTCGGAAGATTTTTGATAGATTTTGGAATGGTTTATCAAATAATGTCACCAATATTTGAACAAGGTGATAAAAAGTTCTATCCTGGAGATCCATTACAAGATAATGGAATATTTCCGATAGGATTAGATCCGAGTAAACCATTTTTTCGCAGAAAAGGTCTAGGAGCTTTTAATTCTGAAGATATTTATGATATCTTTTATAATCCGGCAACTAGAAAATTAATTCAAGTAACTCCGGATGGTTTCGACTATAGTATGAAACTGACAGAAGATATTGAAGAAAGAAAAAAACTATTATTTGATGCCGGAATTATAACTAATCCATATGGATTCACAGACTTATAAATATCCAAATATTCCAGAAGTTAAAATAGTAATATTACTTGGTGAACCACAAAATATATGTTGTGATAGAGCTAAGAAAATATTAACTAATAAAAACTCTGGAATTTATAGATTAATGAATAAGAAGAAAAAAGAATTCATAAATCTGTATCTGAATGAAGGAGATTTAGTAATGATTTCATATTCATTATTATTTCAAGGATATATTACAGTTACCAATTTAGAAAATAAAAAGAGTATGAAATTTAGCATTCCGGAATTAAATATCTTATATTATTATTTCGGAGAATTTAAAATAATTGATAATGGATTTACAGATTTATATAATTAATGGTATTGAAACTAGTAGGGATGTATTACCAACAATGAAATATTTAATTAAAGTAATTTCTAAGATGGGTAAAAATACCTACTACGTAAGTAATAAGAAAAGAGAAATATTTTTAGATGGAATTAACCTAGGAGATATGATTCTTCTAGAAATTCCTCCTATTCTTGAAAGTAGTGCACAATCAGGAATGAGATCTGTAAGAACTAAGATAACAAATCTTAGAAGTAATAAATCAATAATAGTTCCTGGAAGTGCAATTGATGAATTTTGGGATGCTATGAAAGAAATACAAGTAATAGATCATGGAAACATTTAAAATGGGAAGTTTCAATACACAAGAATTACCTACAGTAAAATATACAGTTCAGGTAATTTCAATGGACAAATGTATTGAAATGAGCTACAGTACGAGTAAAACTTTTGAAAAATTTATAAGAGATATTAAACAAGGAGACCTAATTCTTCTAGAATATCCACCAATAGTTATATCTAAAAGTGGAATTGGAGGAGGAATTATGTCTTTCTCAATAAAAATAACAAATCTTAATTCAGAGAAATCGATTTCAGTAAAAGCAGGAGTATCTGAAGATTTTTGGTATAATTTAGATGAATTTAGAATAATTGAATAATATGGCTAGAAAAAAGAAAGAAATAGAATTACCACAAATTACACAAGAAGAATTAATTCAACAAAAAGCTATTGGAGAAATAGCAAGAGATGCTTTTTTAGATTTTGGTAATTATATTAATAATCAAAGACATACAGCATTTATACAAGATGGTTGTAAACCTAGTTATAGAAGATTAATATATTCAGCTCTTCAATTTCCAAAAGGGAAGATGATACCTAGTACTACAGTAATTTCAAGTGTAGCAAACTATCATCCTCATAGTCTTTCCGGTATTGAAGAACTTAATGCTAATCTCGTACATACTGGAGTTTTTGAAGGTCACGGTTCATGGGGATATACGGAAATAAATGGTGTATACAATCAGTATGCCGCTCCTCGATATACAAAACAAATGGTTTCAGATGTATACAATAGAGTACTTGGAGAATTGTGGAAAGAGGTTCCTATGGTAGAATCGCCAGTAGGACCAATGGAAATATCTTATCTTCCACTTCCTATACCTCTTTGTCTTTACATGAAAACATCGGTAACTGGTCTGTGCATAGGTGTTAAGAATGATTATCCGAATTTTAGTCCGAAATCATTATACCAAGCCTATATAAATAATAACCCGTTACTCCTAGAACCGAATGCAAACTTAATAATTGACAAAGAAAATTCAGAACTTGATAGATTATGGAAAACAGGTAAAGGTAGAGTAATATATTCATACAAATTAACAAGAGTAACTGATGATTTTGGTAATCCAGGAATATTATTTGAAGGAGATACTTTCTTATTTACACCTAATTTTAAAAAGTTTAAAAAACTTGCAGAAGAAGGAAAAGTATATATGGAAGATCTTACTGATATTAATGGTCCTAAAATGGTAATATCTAAAGTTCCAGGAGCAAGAGGAATATCTATTGAAGAAATTGAAGATCTAGCAAGAAAGTGTTGCTATAGTGCTACAAACTACACAACAAACGTAACTACTGGATCCACAATGTTTCGAATTGGTTTATATGATTGGTTAGATTATACTTATAAAAATTACATAGATCTAATTGTAAAAGTAAATCAGAAGAAGATAGAAAAAACTACTTTTGATATTGCGGTTTTAGAGGCTATTCCATTAATTTCGGATTATATATTAAACAAAAATCCAAAAGCAACTGACGAAGAGATTATGAAAGTATTTGGAATGCCTCAGGAAATAGTTAGTTCTGTTATGTCAAAGCCTATCAGTTACCTTAGAAAAAATAAAGATACTTCGGATCGTATAAAAGAGCTCAAGACAAGATTGAAAGAGCTTAAGAAATTCGATCCGGTAGCATATACTGAACAAATTATTAATCAACTTTAAAAAATATAAGATATGAAACAAGAAAAATACCTAGTATCAGAGATGTTTGATGATGAAGCTATGGCAATTGATTGGAAATATGTACCTGAATCATTTCTCCCTAAAATATCAAAAAACCTATATAATGTATCAGCAGTAAGAGAAGATGGGACAATAGTAGAAAGGACTGTTATATTCATTAAGCCAGTTGATGTATTTGTTAGGGATGTAGATCTTACTGAATTTGCTGGGATATTACTAGGGAAGGAGATAAAAAAATGAATTCCGTATATTATGGGAATGGATTAGATGCTTTTATCGAGGCTATTTACTTACAAGAAGAGATAGATCCTTCGGTAGGTAGTCTAATTCACGTTAACCCAAAGAATCCAACATATATAACCGGAAAGATAGTGATAATTAATACGGCCGACTACTCAATGGACAAAATAATGACTCTGGTAAGAAATAAATGTAAAGTTATTTCTAGAACATCAGAACCAGGAGAGTGTCAGGGAGTCGAAGTTTGTCCATATATTCTTCGGCCGTGTTTTGATGTGATATGGAATGGGAGAACAAAAAAAATAAATACTCACCCTGAACTAGATAAATTTTTAGAAGGAAATGAAGATGAATGGAGTATGATTTTCCCGGACTACAAATTATATTTCCCTAAACTAACAATATGGGATAAAAAGATTGTAGTAGATGAATATGGAAACTTGACCGGACTTGGATGGATTTTACAACAAACAGGAGTAAATCTTATCGAAGGTACTCCATTTAATGACTTAGATCTAGTAAAAACGAAAAAGCTAGATTTTATGTCCTAAGAAGAAAAATAAAAGAAGGAGAACTGTAAAAAGTCTCCTTCAATTTTTTTTATTTTCTGGTTCTTAGGTTTTCTATTCTATCTACAGAAATGAATTTATTATCTCCTATAATTTTTCCAGATAATACAGTTCTGAGTTTTTCTCTCAATACATCTATATTATCATTCTCAAGAGATCGAAATGTTTTAGAGAATTCAATTAATACATTCTCATCAAAGTACATTAAATGCAAATAGTATAGACAGATTCAATAAAACCACCAAACCTTTCTTCATAACATCTTTTAATTATATGAATAGTTTTCGGAAATCTTAGTAATTTAATCCCCCTCCTTTTCTGTCTATTTAAAAATCTTTCACTAACATTTACATCATTACCAGGAGTTATCTCATTAGATAATGATGAATTATGTACTTTTCCTCCACTTCTTTCACCTATAAATCTTTGGTATAGATCTACTAGGTCTCTTCTTACGAATCCTCTATAAGATTCATCGATTAATTCTTGTTCAATTTTCATTTCTTTTAAGTTTGTTTTTCATGTAATAAACTACACATATAAGGCTCTTAAGGTCTAAACCTTATAAATAGAAATAAAATTAATATAACTTATGAATACAGACCTAATTAAGATATTTGCTATGGGATGCAAATATTATGCAGAAGAGATTGAACAAGGATATATCATTCCAACGTATCTTTTAAAAGAAGATAACACTCACATCTCTATTATTAAAAATAGAAGAGATGCTCTTATCGCTAATGAAAGTAGTTTTTCAAAAAAGTTTGAAGAAGATATAGAAAAAATAAAAAATGAATTAACGCAAGAAAAAGATTTTACAAAGTATATAAAAGAATTTCCCGTTCCAATAATGGATAGAGAGCTCTGGAAAGAAATATTAACTAAAGAGAAAGTTCCAAAAACTCGAACAGAACTTTGGGAGAAACATTATATACTTTCTGATTATTTCTTTTATAAAGCGAAATTCATTGTAGAAATTGATTCTAGTTTTCATGATGAAAAAGCTATTGATGATAGAGTTAGAGATACTTATATGTACTTCAAATATGGTCTTCCTACATATCGTTTTTATGAATATGGAAAAAGTACTATAGTAAGAGGTAAATTCTATAAATCTATCAAGAAAAATATTAAAAATAGTTATAGTAGTTTATCTGGATTAAATGTATATAATAACTATATGTTTGATTTTTCTGATATAATTGTTAATAACTTTATCATTAGTAATAAAGGAGCCTTAGAATTCATAGATAAACTTTATAGATATATCGGAGGTTATAATAATTTTAAGTTTAGAAAAGGAATAATACTAACTTTGAGAGATATTTATAATATAGATTCGAGAAATTTTGGAGTATTTACTAATAAAGATCAATTAAATATGTTCCTAGATAATATAATAGGAATAATGAGATCTGTTTTTAAAGTATCATTACATATTCACCAATCTATGTTATATACAATAGAAGAAGTATTATGGGCACTTTCTGAAAAAACAAACACATCTAGATGGGATAATATAAGAGGAACTAAAATCCCCTATTGGATAACTCGAATATTTGGTAATCCAGAACAAAATGATAGAGTTAATTGGAACAACATGGAAAAAGAAAAGATAGATGATAATATACAAGAATTAATAAATAATCTACAAAAATTTGGGTATTTCTAAACCCCTGAAATTCTTATATATGGTAGAAGATAGAAATTTTATATACCTCTAAGGTCACTGTAAAATTCTATAAAGGTATTTGTAATTATTATCTTTGGGAAATACTCATGATAGTTAAGAAATTAACTATTAGAACTTCAAAAAGATATACCCTTGTAGCGATAAAGGTTAGCTAAGATAAATTGAACTTAAAGTAAGTACGACTTTTTGGAATATTTATCAGGTCAGGTAGTGGATTGCGAAATAAGTTTGGTCCATTACCATTTTTTTTTCTTCAAAAAATAAAGGCAAGAGAATTAAACTCTTGTCTTTTTTAATCTAAAAAGTTTTCCTGTAAATAACCAAGCTATCTCAGATACTAATTCATTTTTCGAAGAATATTCAAAGAGATCTTCAGAAATTTTTAATATCTCTGGGATCATCTTCTTCCACCCCGAATACTTCTCTGGAAATGTTGATATAAGATGACCTATAATATTATTAACATTCTGAAGTGCATTCTTAGAAAGTTTACGAGATTCATCAAAAAATATATAGGAGTTTATTAACTGTATTCCAATTCCAATTAACATTCCTCGTTCAGATAGTTTTGTATAATATCTATCCCAAGGAAAATATTGATCTAACAAATGTCTTCTAGTCTCTGTTCCTGGATCATCTGCTATCTTCAGAAACTCCAAAAATGGTATAAGATCTCTTTTCATTTATTCTTTTAATTGAAAAAATCTTCTCAATAAAAAAAAATTTAACCACTTCCTTACGAAATATTAAATTTTGAATCAACATAATTTCTGTTTTATCTCTATATTGAAGTGAACCCTAGAATCAGAGTATTTATTTTTATACTCTTCTAGATTTTCTAAGAATTCAGAATATAAAATTAATATTCTTTCCATTTTTCTTAAATGTTAATATTCTTCCTAAAAATCTATCTAAAATCCAATCTTGAGCTTCCTGTTGAGAATTAAATGTTTTTGATACAAGAAATGTTTTTGGAGATTTTAGATTCTTATATTTTTCTGGATTTATTTCTTCAAGTGCTTTAATTATAAAAATCATAACTACACCCAATATATAAAGAAATCCTTGATTATTATAAGATTTAATAAAGCAAGATATACTTGATAGTAAATAATATACTAGTTCATCTTCTGTCATTCTTTCCTTAAAAGACTTTATATAATTATTATAATTTTCATAATCTAATCTTTTCTCATATAAAAGATCCAGATGTTTATAAAATTCAGGATACGAAATCATTATTCTTTCCATATTTCTTAAGTGTTATTATTTTTCCCACTAAATTATCTTTAAGCCATATTGCTAAATCTTCCTTAGTTTTTATACTTCCTATACTATTAAGATCGATTTCACTAGACCACCCAATCAACTCTGTATGATATACTATAAGAGTGTGATAAACTGGATCTAAACTATTCGCATATTTACACAAAGAATGAATTAAGATAAACTTATGGTAATAGTCATCAGCATATTTAATTGTATGAAATCTTACTTCTAAATACTTTGCAATTTCTTCTCCATTATTTAAAACATCTATTATTGATATCATCTCTCAATCCTCCAAACTCTTATATATGCATAAAAAATAAAAAATAATTATATAAATCATTCTGATAAGATCTGGCTTGTGAAAGTCGGATCTTAATTTTCTTCTCTTGATAACAATAAATCAATAACTCTAACCTCGTTTTTTCCATGTCTTTTTATTGTTATCAATTTTCCAACTAAATTACATCTTAACCATTCTTTCAAATCCCCTATTGTTTTAATCTTCGCATAACTTCTAGTATTAACTTTCCCTCTCCATAAATCTATACCCTCTAGAGCAGTGGCAAATGTTAATTTCTTTAAAGCTATTATTGCTCCATTAGATATTGATTCAGCAAGAAGAATTAAAGAAATTATAGCTTTTAATTCTGGATCTTTAGTACGATTAAATTTACTTAGCAGATTAAACTCTACTCGATTTTCTAGTATATACTCAAAATCTGCAAAACTTATCATCTTTTTCATATCATAAGTAAGGATTTTGCTCTTCTCTGCACTAGTGAATCTTATATATGATAATAAAATAAAAGAATATGACTACAGAAGAAATTATACAAACAACAAGAAACTTAATATCTGAACATTTTTCTGATATAACATTTATAGAAGAAGGACATAAGTATTTTATAGGAACTGAAGAATATACACCAGTTTCTAATATAATCGAAAACTTTGTTAGACCCTTCGATAAACATACAATCTCAGAACGATATGCAAAAAAGAATGGAAGAACTCAAGAAGATGTCCTCAGAGAATGGAAATATAAAAATGTAAAATCAGTAACACAAGGAACGAAGTATCATGAATTTGGAGAAGCAATGACATGGATAAAATGTGGTTACCCTGAATTAATTCCGACCAATATCCGAAGGCAATATATTCCAGAGGAGGGTTGGTTAATTCCCTTCGCACCTAAAGAAGAAAGTATCCTCAAATTTTATTCTGAGTTACCGCCTTCGATAATTCCGGTCGGTGCAGAATTCAGGATGTCATCAAAGTATATCCCAGAAATTAATACTAAATTTTGTGGAACTACCGACCTTCTATTCTACTATGATTCCCCTGATAACCCTGGATTTATTATAGGAGACTGGAAAACAAATGAAGAACTTACGAAAGATTATCAGAGGTCGAAGGGAATCACAATGTATCCTCCTTTTGATAATTTAATAGATGAACCCCTAGGACATTATACCCTACAATTTAGCATGTATCAATTAATGTTAGAATCAATTGGCTTAAAGATCCTGGGGAGAAGATTAATTTGGCTTAAAGGAGATGGAACATACGAAACTATAAAGATCGATAATGTCTCAGATAAACTTCTTAAAATACTATAATTCTAATCAAACTACACTGGTCCGAGATGGATAAGTGTAGTTTCTTTTTGTTGTACCTGAAAGAAAAAAGAGAGAAACCTTAAAAGTCTCTCCCTATATTTCCTAAAGTGATACAAATCCATCAAACCTATAATAAGCTATATAAACCGTCTCGCCGTTGTGTTCATGACGTTCTTTAAACTTAGACAACCTAAAAACCACATTCCTTTTTAACTCTGGATTATATTCCGTCATGAGAAATTTGGCGAGGTGTCTAATCTTTTCGTACTTTACTTTTTTCTCGATCTCTGCTAGGACCTCAAACTTTCCATGAACCTGTACTAAATGCTCCGTACAATTCAAGTAATCCTCTAAGTTCTCAAGTTCAAAGCCAACTACTATTCCTTTCTCTGGTAAATCGATCTTTTCTTCCATAGTCTTATATTTTTTAATTATTACTACACTTATAAGGAAATCAAAGGAAGAATAGTATTAAAACTACCCTTCCTTCTAGAAATGCTTCAAAGCCTTATATATGAAGATAGATCATGAGGTCATAAAATCCTAAAGTATTGAAAGAAATTGGATATAATGACGATCTATCTTTTATATTTTTAATTTAAAAAACTCAATTAAAATGCAAACACCTGAGTTTTATTCATCAGTCATGCTCATTACAGTGTTCATGACTCTTGGGAGAATCTTAGTGATATCTCTCATAGCTTCAACTTTAATAAAAATATTATTAAAGACTTTGAAAGCAATTTCAATTTGGTTATGTAAATAATCAAATACGCCCTGGACAATTAAGTCTGGGGCTCTTTTTTCCACATATAAGGAAATTAGAAGTTTAAAGTAGCAAAACTTCATTTTTCTCTCTTTACTGTGAAAATCCTATTCTTCCCTGTAAAATTGAGTACTTCCCAATCTATAATCTGTTGTTTAGTTACAGATGTATTATTTAAGAATTGTAGGTCAACTTTCTTTACCCAACCATACTTAATCGGATCTATTTCTAAGAGAATAGAAAACCAATTATTAAAACAATAAGACGCTCTTTGGTTAAAATTAGAAGGAGTTAGAAGAAAAGCTAGATTACTTATCATATAATCAATAATCATATCTTCATTATTCTCATGTTTATGATATTTGTGTATCTCTGAAAAATAATCTATATTAGAGATAAACTTGTAAAATTTTATTGGTAACTTCATAACACTTATAAGATTTTTAATCTATTGTAACTTATTTTTGAAGACAAAGGAACCCATTATTATACCTTCCGTTCACCACTAAAGGGTTCACTCCAGGGCCCTACGGGCTCTAGATTGAATAAACTATATAGGGAATAAATAGATTATAAGAATTCGATCTCCTCCCAAAGGGAGATCGAATATATCAATTGATGCACTTTTTTTTTATTTAGAAGAATATATAGAGTACGTAGGTTAAATGTTTAATTTAAAGTGTAGTTTTGCTCTTCTACTAACCTTAAATCCTTACAATTGAATGAAGATTATAAAGGGTATCCCTAGTCTTCAATTTTATGTAACTGGATTCTGTATTGGAATCTATAATAGATTAATTAAAACTTTATAAAATTATGATTAAAGATAAGATTATTGTACCTAGAGGAATTAGGTATATAGGAGAATGGAAAGATTTCTGTTTTTCTAATTTTCCAAGTAAATGTATAATAAACAAACAACTTCCAGGATGTGGATTTACTGAATACTGTATTAATGGTCCTGAGAATGTTATCCTATGCAGTCCTAGAAAAATGTTATTAGAAAATAAAAAAGGACAGCATGAAAATGATGTATATTTAGTAGTTAATGAGATGGATAAGGATCCAGATTCTGATAAGGATATTAGTAAAGATACTAAACCAAAAGAATTTGTATTAGTAGAAGAGAAAAAAGATAATTCTGAAATCTATGAAAGACTATATAGAGAGATCGATACTTATACCTATCAAAGATATTTATCAGGTTTACCAGCCAAAATCCTCGTAACCTATGACTCATATAGGATTGTTAAAGATATTCTTGAAAAATTAAGGATTTTTGAAAGATTTGTGACAGTAGTAGATGAATTTCAAAGTATCTTACATGATGCTCGCTTTAAAAGTAATACTGAAATGAGATTTATGGAATATCTTAAACAATCTCCAACGGCATACTTTGTTAGTGCAACTCCTATGATGGATGAGTATCTAGAAATGTTAGATGAATTTAAAGATCTTCCTTATTTTGATTTAGATTGGTATAGTTCAGACTCTAGTAGAGTAATCAAACCAAAATTAGATATTTATCTAATGAGATCAGTTGGTGAAAAAGCTTCAGAAATTATTCAAAAGTATCTTTCAAAAGACTTTGATGAAGTAGTAGTAATGAGAGATGGTCAACCTGTAAAAGTAGTATCAGATGAAGCAGTATTTTATGTAAACAGTGTGAATCATATTATATCTATTATCAAGAAAAATGAATTAACTCCAGAACAGGTAAATATTCTTTGTTCTAGAACTGATGATAATGCTAAAAGAATAAAAAGAAAATTAGGAAAATCTTTTACAATAGGGAAGGTACCTAAGAAAACAGAGAAGCCAAAGATGTTTACCTTCTGCACACGTACCGTTTATTTAGGTGCAGATTTTTATAGCTTATGCGCTAAATCATTTATCTTTAGTGATTCTAATTCAGATTGTTTAGCAGTTGATATTAGTGAAGATTTACCACAAATCTTGGGGAGACAAAGACTATTCAATAATCCTTGGAAAAATAGTGCTACTTTCTATTATCGTACTACTGCAGATTATAGAGAAATGAAAAAAGAAGATTTTCAAGCAATTCTAGATAGAAAAAATAAAGCAACAAATGATTTACTATTATCTTATAAATCTACACCTGATACTGCAAAATTTTCATTAGTTAAGAAATTCGAAGAAGCAGTACAAATTAAAAATTATCTTAACGATTATATAGCAGTCAATCACATAATTAACTCTAATGGAGATATTATCTTAAAACCTGTTATTAATCAATTAGTTCTTGTAAATGAAATTAGAGCTTTTCAGATTCAACAAGTAGATTATAGAGATAGATTTAGTGTATTTAGTTCAATTCATTCTAGTTTAACAAAAGATGATATAGTAAATAGAGATGTAACTAGATTTTTATGTATTTATGATACATTAACAACTATCTATGATAAGCTTAAGATGTTATGTGAATACCCTGTTTCTAGAGAAGTAATAGATTTAGTTTTACAACAAATAGCAGATTCTGATGAAGTTAAATCTTACTACTTAGCTTTAAGTCCGCAAAAATTAAAAGCTCTGTCTTATAATTCATCCAGAATAAAGAAAGAACTTGGAATAGTAACATTTAGTCCAGAATTACTTAATAATACTATTCATCAAAATTTTAATCCAGGAGAAAAGTATAGTTTATCAGATCTTAAGACAAAACTAGGAAATTTATACTCCAATATTAATTATACAGCAACTCCAAAGGCTAATGATATTCTTAATTATTTCGAAGTAAAAGAGGTTCAAAATACTATGTTAGTAGATGGAGTAAAGAAACGAATTCGTAGTTATGAATTATTAAAAAGAAAATAACATTAAAAGCCTTATATATGATATTATAAATTAATAAAATATGAAAAAGAAGAGAAGAATATTTGAAGATCATGAACTTACAGATTATTATAAGGATCGAAAAGTATTAATAGAGATTACAAAAAAAAGTTTTTCAGAATCTCATATCACTTACTACATCAATATAGAGTTATTGAGAAATAAGTATCTAAATTATACTGATTATGTAGCTGAACGTAGTATGTGCTTAATAGATCATTCAATTATATCTTGTTCAGAAGATTTAAATGGGTTAATGAGAGTTCTTTTGCAACATAAGTGTAAGAGAGCTAAGAGGTGGTTATTGAAAGTATTATCAAGTTATCCATTTAGAGGAACGGGTCATATTGTAGGAGAGTACATAGATCAGGAGACAGGATTTTTAGATATAGAGAAAGCTGAGAGAGATCAAGAAGAAATTTGGAGAAAAGAGAGTAATTAATTTTACTCTCTTCAATTTATTATTTTTATATAACTAATATGATAATTAAACGAAATTTAATTCAAAAGGAATTTGCAGAAACTAGAACAGATTCATTATACTGCGTGTCCAAATATAATGATGAAATAGGATATGAGTTAATCAAAATGGCAGAATTCTATGATGAAAGGAATAGTAATTTAGAACACTGGATGGAGCAAATAGATGGATTTATTGATAGGATTAAAACTCAAGGAAAACTAGCTGTTCCATCTAATTCACCTCAATACGGATTTATTAAAATTGAAGATAAAGGTGTAATAGAAAGTAAATTAGGATCTGATTTTGTGGAAAAATATGTTGAAGATTCTGCAATAGATTATATAAATAGTCTAAAGAATGATATACTTAAGATGAAAAATTCTGGAGAATTAAAATATGTAGGTGCTATAAAAGCAAGAGGAGGATTTACTTATGACTCAGAAACCTACAGATCATTTTTCAAGTATATCGCTCTTTGTTTAACAGGACAAATGGACTATTCTTATAATAATTTTTGGGAGGATTTACATCTTATATCTAGAACTACAATAAATTTTTCGAAGAGAATAATGAATATGAACGCTGATTATCTATTTAAAATAATCTCAAATTGTTTATATCAACTTAAAGGTTATCCAGATCCAGCAGGTAAATTAGTTAAATATTTGGTTTAGGTTAATAAATCCTTGAAATTCTTATAAATGTATTAAAAATAAAACAATTATGGAAGAAAGAGAAATTTCTTTGGTTAAGGGAAGACAAATTTCATTAACAAAAGGACTTAAACAGCTTAAAGTAGAAGTTGTTTGGGAAGAAAACAAGAGATCTGTTAGTAGTGATGAAGATTTTGATATTGACCTAATCATAGTAGAATTAGATGAGCGAGGTCGTGCATTATCTCCAGATCATCTAGTTTTCTATGGTAGTCTTGAACAAACAGAGGATTATAAATTTACAGATCCTGAAAGAAGTGTGGTGCATTCAGGTGATGATAGAGACGGCTCTGGAAATGGAGAGGAGTGTATTATTTATCCTGGAAAGCTCAATTCAAGAGTAAAAGATATTGTATTCTTAATTAATATCTATGATTCAACTTCTAGAAAACAAACCTTTAAGATGATTAAGGGTGCGGAAGTTAGAGCTTATGAGGATGGAAAAGATATTGCTAAACTTGTATATCGACTTGATGAAGATTATAAGGATGATACAATCTTAGTCTTTGGAAAAATGACAAGAATTGAAGGTAATAAATTCACTTTTACAGCACTCGGAGAAGGGTCTAATCAAACTTTATTTAAGAGTTTGGTAAAATATGGCCTTAAGTTCAAAGAGTCAGATATTTAATGAAGGCGATTCATTATACATGTTTTTTAGGGAGTACTAGAGGTATATATCAGTACCTAGTTTTTCCGGAATTTAAGGTTGAGTGGAGTATGGATTATAATACTGATCACTCGGAAATTAAAGATCGTCGAGATTTGTTTGAAGCTAGATATAATGATTTTTTGAAAGATATCAACCTAGATAAGATTTCTTTGCGATTTCCGGTAGAATCTTTAAAACGTCCTGGAATATATAGTGATAGTATTGTGAATATTTATAAAAATGCAGGTCCGTTACGATGGTATAATGATTATTCTAAAAGGATTATGTTTGTGATTCATTCACACAAAGCTTTAGGAAATAATTTAGGTCGTTTACTTAGAAATTCTTATGCGGAATGGATAAGTTCTGATTATATCAATGATGATAGTTTCTTTAAAAGTATTATTTCAAAAGATGAAGTAGATTTTTTAAAAGAAACTCCGGAAACACTTCTAGAAATCTTAATAAACCCAGAAACAACTCCTAATTTCGGGATATACTTAGAAATGAAATTATTAAAACAGTTTAATTTAATATAAACAATTATGGAAGAAAGAGTAATTAGCTTAAGAAAAAATGGTACAAGAACAATTAGCCTAAGAAAAAATCAAGAAACAGAAGGTGAAAACTTTGATTATGTTTATGTAGGGCTTAGATGGGCTCCGGCAGTAATCAAAGGTGGAGTAACTGGAAGAAAGACTCATGTTGAAAGAAAGACAGTTAAGACAGGTAACTTCTTTCAAAAACTATTTGGTACAGGTCCATCAGAGATAATCGAAACTGAAGTAGTAGATAATCCTGGAACACTCCGACCTGATAAACAACTTGATATTGATCTTGATGCTAGCGTTGTAATGTTTGATAAGTCTAAGAAACAGTATGATATTGTTTATTACGGACATCAAATTTCTAAAGATGGTTCAGTTGCTAGTTTACTTGGTGATGACTTAACTGGAAAGAATAACTCAAAAGGTGATAATGAGTTAATTCGAATGGAGCTTGGAAAAGTTGCGCCGGAAGTAAAATATATGGCTGTGATTTTGAATATTTATCAGCACATGGGAAGAGATCCTAAAGCGCTTGTATTCGATCATATTCCTTCGGCGACTATGAAGATCTATAGTTCGGATATGAAAGTAACAGATAGTAATAAGATTAATCAACTTAAGACTTTCGCCGACTTCCAGATCGACAATAATCCAGACTTTATTGGTAAGAAAGCATTAGTTCTTGGTACTTTTGTTAGAACTGGAGAAGGAAACTCTTGGAAATTCTCGTTATCAGGAGCAATGACAACTGAAGAAGGAATTCAAGAGATGATTAAAGGTTCAATAAAAGCTGCTCTTAAGGAACTGTAATATAGAATAAAATTAAGAAGAAGATAAATCAAAATATCTTCTTCTTTTTGTTTGTTCGGGGAGGAGAAAAAAGAAGACAGGATTTTTGAATGTCCTATCTTCTATATTTTATTAGAGTCCTCTTACTTCAAAACTTGTTTTAACGAACTCTGCTCCACATAATAATCTGGCAAGTGATACTACTTTTGTTGTTAGATTCACTTTTGTAGTTTTTCCAGATTCTACGTTAATTACATCACCTCCTTCAATTGTTGCATCTCCAAGAGGTTTTACATCTTTTATATAACCTAAAGAAAAACAGTCTCCGTTTGTATTCTCTAGGTTTGAAAGATTTAATGTTCCGACTCCTGTATCCATTGTAAGAGGAGCCAGTTTATATTTTCCTGATTGTCTGTAATAGTAATCTAGCGGTTTTCCTTCATTGATCAACTTCGTCTTTCCTTTCGAAGTCTTTAACCTATACACAATTCCTCCGATCACCAATACTGCAATTCCGCCAAAGATCAGTAATTTAACTGTTTTCTTACTTAATCCTTTCTTCTTTTTTTCGTCTTGTTCTTCTTTCATAATCTTTTAATTTTTATTTAATTATTTATACATTAATAAGGCTTTGAGGGGAGAATAAAAAGGAGGGAAATTTTAACCCTCCTCTTCTACTTTAATAATATAACCTCCAAATAAATCTTTATAAGTTTCTTCAAAATCCTTCATTGCTTCTTCGAATTTTCCTTCTCTAAATTTATCTCTCAGTTTTGATTTCTTTATGATTAACCATCTAGATTGTGTTATGCCATATCTTGCTAACATAACCCATTCTCCATAATTAAATTTGAGTAAACTTTTTCCAGCCGTACATTTAAAAGTAACAGCTATAAATCCAGTATTAAGTGCTACAGCTTCTAAGTGAGTATAAAATAACATTCTTCCGAGTTTTGATCCTTCTATAGTATTTAAATTTACCATAGGGATTACTTTCTTTATTGTTAATTTACCTTCAGATTCATTTATTAGCTTTATTGCCCAACATACTCTTACTAGGATATCTGTTATTAATGCAGCTGGATATGTTGAAAGGTGATATCTAAAATCATATCCTTCCAGGTACATTTTCTCAACTATTCCAAAAATTAATTGTCCATAGTCGCCGAAATTTTCCAGGTATCCAATCACGAAAGTAAACGGCGCTGGTAATCCTCTGGTTCCATTTATATCCGAGAGTTGATGTTTTACTACTAGATTAAATGCTTCTACTAATTTTTTAGCAACTCTTTTATTTCCATCTTTAAAAAATCCTTCCATGTCTATTGTTCGAATTTCTCCAGAGTCCATAAAAGTCGCCGTATTTTTCATCACGTCTTTTACACCTGTTATTATACCGGCGGGACTAGGATCATGACCTACTCCAGTAATATGATGAAGATTAGGTGATAGTCCTTTGATCTTATGTCCAGCTCTCTCCACAAATTTCTGAGAATTAACTGATTGATCAAATGTTACTTTAGCCTGTTTTTCAAGTTCTTTCACTGTCTCCTCTGAAAGTTTATTATCGAAGAAACCCTGAATCATCCCTGAAATTCCTGAAACTTTCTCTGGACCACCTCTAAATACCATATCTACCGCAAAACCTACCATTGCTGAACCTATACAAATTAAATGTTCAGTTTGGTCTAAGTCTACTGTATCCTTGAACCTCTGATCTAATGTTTTATAAGATTCTGCCCAGGGATATATACCACTAAAATTCGGTTCTGGGTTTATTTCTTGTTGTGCTGCTAATACTAGGTGTTCAAACTTAGGGAGAATTAGTAATTTTTCCTCTCGAACCATCATCTTATTGTTTAATTCTTCGAGAGCAAATTTTTCTCTTATCTCCATAACGTCTTCATGATAACCTTTAGAAATCAAAACATTTTCTAGAAATGCTACTCTTTGTTCTGCAGATTTCCTTAGATTTATTAGTTGTTGATTATTAAAGGACTGATCTCTTGTAAGTTTATTTATAACCTTACCAGAATTTTCTAAAAATTCTTTCATACCACTTTCCTCCTTTCTTTTCTTGTTCATTAATTTTTTCAATTATTTTCTCGGTTAACGCGTCTCCTTGTTTAACCAATTCTGAAATCTCCCAAATATCTTGTCGATTATCTGATATTGCCATTGATAATCTTATGATATTATCTTCGATTTTTTCACACTGTCTTTTTAGTTCGGCAGTTTCTTCTTTCTTTTTATTTCTTCCAAATAAATCCATAATATTTTAATTTTTTAAGTTATTGTTTCTAGGGTTGTAAAAAGAAAATCTATAAAACTCTACTATATATCAAGTTCTATAGATTATTCCATACATTAATAAGGCTTTGAAGGGACAAAAAATAAAAACCTACTCATCTTCACAGACTTTCGGTTTTCATCAATTATTAGTGGGATTATAATGTTTCTAATTTACATCCTAATTCCTCTTTCAGCATAAATTCATTAAGCAGATTTATTCTTGTCTTGATTCTCTTAACTAAATCTTGATCAAATATATAACTGCTTAAGTTTTCTGCTCCGATGGATATTGTCGCTAATTGGATCCACTTCGTTAATTCAGTGAGCGATCCATTATAATATACTCTATAAAATCCATCTCTTTCGGTTATCATAGACAATGTTTCAGTTTCTGGAAAGATATTTTTTATTTCTTCCAGAGTTAGTGATAGTCTACAATCTACCCATTTTATGTTATTCTTGGGATTGAATTTTTCTTTGATTTCATCCCAAGTTTTCCATCCTCCTTCATTTAATCCTACTGCTGCTCCATATCTTACTACAGAAAATTCAGCTCTTTTTCTTAGGATTCCTTGAAGTTCAGTTTTTGATACATCATATCCTAATTTTCTCAAATTAGTACACAATGAATCAATATCTACCGCTTTATAGCTATGTTCAACAATTATTCCTGCAGCGTAATAATATAAATCTTCATAGGAATCTTCTTTAATCATTTTCTTATCAATGACTGATTCCTTCATTACTATTGCAGAACTAGTCTTACTTACTAATACTTTCGATTTTTCTTTACCACTTAAGAGTTTTAAATATTCTCTTTTTGGTTCTTTTCCTGTAATCTTTCTGTATAATTCACAACAGATAGATAAGTCTTTTTCCGCTTCTCTGAATACCAACTTATCATTTCTTCCGTCATAATATACATTTAGCGTTACTGAATGTTTTGATAAACCATTTACCCAAGTTTTTATTTGGATTTGATTTATTCTTTTCACACCTAATACCTTGGCAACATTATTTCCAGTTACTCCGTCACCTCTGTTATATGTAATAGAATAACTTAGCGCTTCCATGATATTGTCTAAGGTGTTTATTCTAATTCTTTCTTCTTTATTCCTTTTCTTCGAGGGAGTAGTTATTTCTTCCGGTTCTTCTTTTATTTCCGGCTCTTTTCTTACTCTTCCCGATTCTTTTACTAATACCTTTTCAAGTATTTTTTCAGTGAAGATTTCAAACTCCTCGTCATTCATAGCTTCTTCATTTTTCAGCTTAATAACAAGTGGAGTTCTTTTTCCTTTCATTTCTTTCTTCACTATATTTAATTCACTGTTCATCCATGTGAATAACAACTCATCAGCTTTTCTCTTGATTAAAGCTTTATCCAAGCTTCTTCCAATTTCACTATGAACTTCGCTAATTAAGTTTTTTACATGTACGTCTGAGATAGTTTTATTTTCTCTAAGTGAATTTAACAGACCTCTTACCAATTTTTCCTGGTAAGCATTTTTTTCTAGTCTTTCCATTTTTTTTATTTTTATTGTTTTACTTTAATTAACGGCATATTTCACAAACATATACTTCTATGATCGTATAGTCAGGAAATTCCGTTTGATCTTCTTTAACAGTTGTGTTACCAATAATAGTGTAAAGTACATCCTTACGACTAGGAGATAACACTACATCATCTGTTATTGTTTTGTACTTAACTCCAACTTTATCTAATGCGTTCTTATAAGGGACTCCATTCCCTAAAAATCTCATGTTAATTGGAGTATTTTCACTAATTTCTTTTAGTTCTTCAAGAGAGATAGTATAAAATATTACTTTCCCTCCTACTTTAAATACTTCTTCGAACATAGAACTGTGAAAAGTTCTATTAACCGCCCAATACTGACGTTGTTCTTTTTTAACACTTTCTTCCATATTCTTATTTTTAAGTTCTTTTTTGTGTCAATTTCCCATTCTGATAGGCTAAATTTTGAATTTGTCTCAGAAGGGATTTATTTATTGTTTGGAGATTTTGATTTTCTCCACGGACAATGTCTAACTTTTTTTGGGTTCTATGTGAATTAATTATACTGACAACCGCACATGTTAGACCTATTCCTATAAATGCTAATTTCCAATAATTTTTCTCTTTCTTTTTGTTTTCTTTTTCCATATTCTTTTAAATTCTTTTTACATATATAAGGCTTTCAAGGAATGAAACAAAAACCCCGATCTTCACAGACCAGGGAATTTTTTGATTTAAACAAAACTATCATTAATAAGGCTTTGAGGAGAATAAAAAAGGAAGCTTATAAAAGCTCCCTAAGTTTTTCCATTTTCATTTCACTATCAATTTGATCAAGGCTGATTTCTTCTGCTACTTTTCTAAGTAATTCACAGGTTTTTAAGAAATTTTCAACATCCTTTATAACATTTTCATCAGGACATTTAAATCTTGCAGTGTGTAACAGATCTTTAATTTTCCAAATAAGCATCTCGTGATTTCTTTGAAAATTTATGCAATCTTCACTGTACTTTTTTCTTACTTCCTCTATCCTATCAAAATACTCCTTTTTGAAGTCATTCCTCGTTTTCTCTAATGAATTGAAAGTTCCATTTTTGTACTCTTTGTATTTCTCGAAGAAATATTCTCTTTTAATTTTCCCCGATTTTTCTTCATAATCTCCTTGCTTAGCTAAAAACAAGTTGTGATTTATTGTCTCTACCCTCATTAATTCCATGAGACGTAAACAAATTTCTTCTTTTTCCATATCTGTTTTCTTTTAAGTTTATAATACACTTATAAGGCTTTTAAGTTATATAAGACATAGTGAAGAGAATACTTAAATAAAACAGAATCATAATATTTATTCATATATTTGTAATCTTCCAAGAAAGTCTTTCGATCCATCTTATATGGTGAAATTTGTTTAGGATTAGGAATTAGGTACTTGATATACTTACCTTTCTTAATCTTTTTCTCATGAAGTCTAAGTTCCTCAAGTTTTAATATATATGGTCGAAAAGATATCCAGTACCTAAATTGTTTAATTCCAAATCTCTTATATTGTCCTCCTCGATTACTAACTTTTAAGACCATATCGAAGAGTATTCCCTTTTTAATTCTGTTATCTAGAATATTAAGTACTTTTTCTGGATCATCCCAATGAGATCCTATAGTATCCATCATATGTTTTTTAGATCTGAATGGAAATTTTATGGGAATTATTATTTCTTGTTCGTTCCAAATCGAATATGGCGAGTTTATATAAATTTCTTTCATAACATATATAAGGAAAATAAAGGGAAGAACTTATAATCGTTCTTCCCCATTATATTATCTTTCGAAAAATCCTGGAGCGCTAACTTGTTGATTAAAGTTTCCAGATTCACCCAATCTCTGAGTTTTCTTTTCAAGCATCTGTAATCTTTCTTCGTAGTCAGTTCCATTATTTTCAAGAGTTGTAATCTTACCATTAATCTGTGTGATACTAGTATTAATCTTACCTATTTCAGTAGTTAGGTTAGTATTTACCTCTTCTATTTTTGTAGTTAGATTAGTTCCTAGTTCAGTTATTTTATCAGTAAGTGTTTTCTCTAATGTCTCTATCGTCTCCTTGAGTTTTTCATTTTCTGCTTCAAGTGCTGAAATATTATTCTCTAGGTCTTGAATGATAGTAGTTAGAGTTTTATTACTAGAATCAATTACTGCATTAGTTGTTGTTTGCAGAAATATATCTTCTCCGTTTTTTATTAATTTTGAAATCATACCTTTCTAAGTTTTGCAATTTCAGCCTCAAGTTCTTTTATCTTAGACTCAAGTTCATTAAGTTTTTCTTCTTTTGGATCGAGAGTTGCTACTTTAAATACTGCTGGAGTTCCATTAGCTTGGAAGAAACCGTTAGGAGCATTAACTTTACTAAATACAACAGCATCAGTAGTATCAATCTTAAGATGTCCTCGATTAGTTTCGTGAGGATTATCTCTTCTAGCAATGTGAGCGTTCATAGCTGCTTCTACTTCATCAATTCTCTTATTTAATTCAGCATCAGCGGCTTCACGTTCTTCTTTTTCATTTTTAAGTTCTTCCTGCCATTCATAAGATCCATCACTCGGGCCTACTCTAAGTGATGGATTATTACTGCTGGATATTTTTACACGAGGAGTTAATAGTTGTGCCGAGGATGTTTTTTCGCTAACGGCACTAATAACTTCTTCCTCGTGAGTTTCTTCTTCAGCAGGTAGATCACTCATCATTACTTCTTTCGAGGCCATTTTTCCAGCAGATCCGACAGACATAAAGAATCCATTAGCTGTAACTTTAGAGAACGTAACTTCATCACTTTCTCCAACACCAAGTTGTTCACGAGTTACATTATGAGGATTATTTTTGTCTTGAATATGAGCATTAAGTTTATCCCAAAGATCATCAATTCTAGCATTTATTGCAGCATCAGCCTCTTTTCTCTGATTTCTCTCATCGGATATATCTTCTCCCCAAGCAACTATTTTATCGATTTCAAGAAGAATCTGATAAGCTACTTTTGCAGATATTCCCCAGTTATTCCATTCTGTAGGTACTTCTAGAATCGTAGCTGGTCTCATTAATTCTTCTATAGTTCGAATTAAATCACGTCCAATACTTTTTTCTACAATAATACCATCATTTTTAACAATAAATGCAGTTCTTCTAAATTCATCTACATAAATAATATCATTCCAGATTGGATCTGATGCTGTCCAAGAAAAATCGTTAGGATCACTAGAAGTTACAACAGCTACTTTATTTCGATAAGCATTATCTACTATACTATTACTATTTCCACTGCTTTTGTAATATTCAGAGATATAATATTTTTGATCCTTTTCAGTTACTTCTGGATGATCCCAACCTAAAGCTTCAGATTGATCTGAATTTGGATAATCTGCTGGTTTTGGTCCTCCCGGTGCAACTTTTACAAGTACTCCTTTGTCATCAGTATCCCACCAAGAAGCTGGATCGAGAGGATCATAACAAAAATCATCAGGAAATATTGCTACAAGAGATTCTACATATTTTCCGGGATATTCCAGAAGATCATTTGGTATTTTCCCAGTATCATCTACTGTAACTAAACCATGAATTGGAATACTATTATCATTTCCATCTACTACGCCATCTTCATTAGTATCTACTTTAACTGTAGTAGATGAATTCTTATTTAAAAATGCTAATGCTAATTCTTGATAAATACCTCTAGCTCTACCTACTAGAATTTTTTCAATAGCATTCTTATCATCTGCATTATTTGGATCTAAATATACGTAATCTCCATTTTCTTCAGTATTATGAACTTCTGCAATAAAAGCCATATCGTTCTCAAGATCACTCAATTTTGTAGGAAGATATCCAGGAGCCCATTTTCTGAACTTATATGGATAAACTTCTCTCTCAATTGGATCAGTGATAGAACTAGGTATTGAAGCTCCATCTTTTATACTACTATCGTAATAAAATTCAACTGCAGATCCTGAAGAGCTACTTGATTCCACAACTCTTACTATACAGCCATCTTCAAGTCTTTCTTTTGGAATAGCTTTAAGATCTTCTATTGTTCTAACACTTTTCCAACCACCTTTTCCATAAATTGCTTCATGGGTAGGGTATGTATCTTGATCAGTATAAGGAACTATAGGAGCTGAAACATTTATACCTTTTTTATTTTTTTCCATATTATTTAAATTCTATATTTAAAACTCCTGTTTGAGGATAATCAAATACTATTACAGAATAATCTTCTTCACCAAATTTACAAGAGAAAGCATTATTTTCCATATTTCCTGTTAAAAGTCTTATAGGATCTTCACTTTCATTAACTTCTCCATAAATTTCAGTAGGAATCATGTAATATATGTATAATCCTGAAGTATAATCATTACCTTCATCATCTACGCTACAATCTACATTATTTAAAACAATTGAACGTTCTTTAGATAGACTTCTATTTCCGTAAGTTTTTCCGTCAATTACAATCTTACTAATATCGTTTGTTTTAGATTTACCCCAAATTCTAGAATTAATAAATTCATAGGTAATGTTTTTAGAGATACTAACAGATCCAATAGAGTCTGATGAACTACCATTACCGTATAAAACAGATAGAGTAATTACAGTATCTCTTGAAATATTTTGATTATAAATCCATACCCAAGTATACTCATCTTCATCTTCGCTAGGATTATTCATTCCTCCAGAATAAAAACTTCCGTTTATATATATACTTACACTAACATCTTTTCTTTTTAATTTTATTCCATTATACCAAACTTCCCAAGCAAAAGAGGGTTGTATTCTAGTTCCATTTTCATAAAGCCCTCCATCTACTGTTGGATTACCCGAAATTGTATAATCTGGAAGTAATCGTATCTCTAGAACTGTTCCAAGACTGTGTATAATATCTTGAATTCTCTCATTTAATCCGTTTAATGCATTAGTTACAGCATTCTGAGACATAACATCATCCTCAGATGAACCTGTGGTTTGAAGTACATTAATACCACCTCGAATTCTGAAAAAGCCTGTAATTGAATCTTTTTCTATATCCTTATAGTAAGTATACCATTTTCCATCTACAAATACCTCAAATCCATCAGGAATAGGGTATTTATCATAATCCCATGTTCCTAATTCTCCTATTCCACTAACTATACCTTGTCTTTTATCTAGGAATACTTTAGCGGGTAATAAAAAATTTGAACCTATTTTATTTGCCATAATTTATTTTATTTATTAATATTTTCCACCGCTTATATTCTTAGCAGCTATAGACATATTAGAATCAGTTACAATACTAGAATTATCAACATTGACTCTAATTTCTGTACTACCATCTTCAAGCTGTACTAAATTAATTCCAGGACCACCAACAAAGCCTTCACGTATTGACAATCCTTTAATAATTTGTTCAAGTTTTCCAAGAGTATTATAATTTATGCTAGCTCCACCTAAAATCTCCTGTCTCAGATTTTCTAAGTCAGTTGCATTTACACTAGAATTTTCTGTAGATATTCCTTCGAAGAATGTTGGTAATGAGAATGAAAAAACTTGTTGAAAATTATTATAATTTAATGCAACATCTTTTACATAAACATTGTAATCAATATCATTTACTTTACAAGACTCTATTGAATAATCAGTTATATGATTCATTCCAGAAGTTGTATCATAAATACTCATAAGATTTCCGTACAGTTTTGGATATGCAAAAGCTATTTTCTGTGAGTTAAGATCTCCTTGGAAAGTAACAATTGATTTCTCATTTCCAACTACAGTGTTTTCAAGAGAATTTAAAGCAGCTTCTGTTATATTCCACCCACTTTCAGGAATTTGTCCATAGTAGAAATTGTAACCAAACTTAACTGTATAATATGAAGTTGCAGTTCTTATAATTCCTGTATCTGGATCCGTATATTTAACAGATAATCTATATTCTGTTGTATTTGTAAGACCTAAGACTGTATATCTATTACTTTCAGGGAGAGTTATTTGTGTACCATTTAATTCTAAAATACAATCATTAGTAACTTCATATGTATTTGCTTCACCTGTTTTTATATCTATATCAGGGATTGTTACTCTGATTAAGAAGCTAACAGCGGTTCTAATTCCAGTTTGATATAGAGGAGTAGTGCCATCATCTTGTCTGTTAGAATCATAAAAACTAACTCTTAATGGGAATGTAGCTGAATGATTTTTATAAGTTAACTCCTTAATTTCTTCTAGACTTTTAAGAGCATCTTGAATACTAACATCCCAACCAGAAATCATTTCATTAATTTCGGACTTAGTATAAAAATCATCTTCACGTTTTAATACTCCATCACGATAAAACCATCTATACTTATCTTCTATATTACTAAAAATGAAAGGACCACCAGTTATAGGTTCTATTTGTCTAACCCCACCAGTTTCGTATACATAATTCCAAATTCCATCTTCATCCTTGTAAAGATATAATTCTCCATGTACAAGAAGAGATACATCTGGAAGTTCAGTTACTACATCTCGAACTAAATCTAATCCGCCAAGTGTAACAACTTGATAACAGTCTTCTCCTATTCCATTCTTAATACCTAGAGCGAATATAGTATCTGTTTCTGTTTGTTCAGGATTAGAATAATATCTAACCATAACAGGCTCTCCGATTAAGAATTCATGTTGATTTAATCTTAATCTTGCTATACTTCTATCTCGTTCTATGTATTTGCTTCTGGAAATTTGTATTTGAAAAGAATTTAAACTACTCATAATTATTTATTTATTTATAATTGAATAAAATAATAAAAGAATAGACTTAGTTTTATAATTTTTCTAAGTCTATTCTCATAATTTAGGTTTTGAAGCTTTCAGAAGAGAATTTCTGTTATTTAATTTTGATAATTCGGAAAGATTCAACTAATTCTGCAGTAGACCAAATAATAGAAATTTTATGATCTTTATCCATATAGAATTCAACAGGATTATTAAGAATACCTAGATCATAGAATTTACCATCAATACTTACTAAAGCATCTGGATATTGTGATTTAAGTTTCTCGCTAGGAGTAATAGTAACTTTAACCACTTCTTTATCACCAGTCAAACCGTATTTATTGACTTCGTAATTAGGATATACAGGTTCTAAAACTGTAGCACTTTTATCTTCACTATCGAATTCATACCAAGTACTTTCATCATCTCCTAACCAAGGACCTTCAATTTTATAGACCTGATAAAATCTACTAGGAATAATATCTTTTCCATACTTACCCCAAGCAGCATCTTCATAAATTTTAACTTCTTCGTTCATAAGTTTTTGTTTTATAAAAATTATTGTTATTTATTTTATTCATAATTATAACCACTTATTTCTATCGGGCGACTTTGATAGAATTAAGGCATTTATTCGTGGTATATAATTATAAGTAGCAGTTTTCTTAATTTCTTCTACATTCAACTCTATATTAGATTCATTTATCCATTCCAGAATAATTAATCCAATAGGTTGATTAATTCCAGGAATACTAATAAATATTTGTCTTTTAGAACCATCTCTACTATTTACTAATTCATATATTCCAGGATATTTTTCCATAAATACGCTATCTCTTGGACCATCACAATATACAATTTCTCCAAACTTAATATCTTCATAGATACTAGTAATTAATCCAGTATTTATACTTTTATACTGTTCTGGATCTATGGAAGGTACAGCAAAACCATTATCTTGTTGGAGAAGTTCTACGTATTTGAAGGGAATAGATACTAGATTTTCTTTAGAATTATGATATTCGAAGTATAGTATTCTATCAGCTCTAGAATTACTTCTGAACTCTGTAAGGAGAGGTTTTAATTCTGCTAATAACTGATCTCTAAGTTCCATTTTCTCAGAATGTATCTTATCAGAAATCTCAGAATATATTTCTATAGTATCCTTTATTATAGTTTTATAATTAAATATAGCTAAGACCAAACAGAAAATAAAAATATATTTCACGAACTTTGAAAATCCTATAGTTTTATCTATCTCTGTTATAGCCTCAACAAATTCTTTTAAAGATAGTTTCATGATTTATTATATTGCAAATTGAGTTAACCTAATCTCTCCTGATTCTATAATACTTGTCTTTTTTGTTATTGGATCTAGATTAGTAATTTTTAAGACTATTACTGAACTTAACTCTTTTCCAGTAGTATTAGCAGAATATATTAATCTTTTATTTAGTTGATCTACTCTAAATTCTAGTCCATTACTTTCTTTTACCAAAATTTCAATTACAGGCAGAGATGTTATATCTATTTTAACTTTTTCTTTTATTTTTGAAATATTATAATCATTTATCAATCTATACATATCACATTCTAATGTTCCTAATAGATTTATATACCCTCCAGATTTCTTAAGACTACTAGTATCTTCTAATGCTGAAAACGATAGAATAGATGTAATTTGTCTAATCACAGAGTTATTATATATTTTCTCACCAGATATATTATTGTATAAGAACGAACTACTATATCCACTTGTTTTCTTGTTTCTTATATACTTATAGTAAGATTTTTTTGTTACTATTTTTTCTTCCAGTGAGGTAAAGATATTAACTCCATAATCAATTCCTATACCTTCCAAAAATACAGTATCACTATCAGCTATTGTTTCAATGTTTGCTTCTGTATATTCTGGAAAAGATAATTCAAAAAGATTAGATGATATATTTAAATCTAATCTATTGAACTTAATTATTTTTCTTTCAGCAGCCTCTAGCTCAGTTATTATAAATGCTATTCTTTCCGATCGATCTGGATATATACCATAACAATAAATAAAACAATACTCTGAGCTAGGTTCAACTAAGGCAGCTTTTTCTTCTTCTGGGATATCAATATTAATCTTTAAGAGTTTTTTATTACTATCCCAGATTGAATTTAGAGGATATTCTGAGGTTTTTCTAACATCATTATACAGATAAGATCCTGAAAATAATTTCTCCATGAATTCTTCTCCAACTGTATATGAATTATAAATTGTTCCTATTACATATTTGGTTATTTTTAGTGTGTTATCTATCCTCCTTATACTCTCTAAGAATTCTTTTTCAAAAATAACTCTCATAATTTTATATATAATTTAAATACCCATCTTCATCGATATAATAAAGTAGTCCAGAGATAGATGCTATAATTTTCGGTACTTCTGTTTTAAGAAATGCTTTGAAATAGCTTCTTCTAAATCCCGTAAGAATAGTTCCAAATATACCTGTTGGATTATTTCGATGAATTACCAATATTTTTCCCTCATTATAATACCCCTTATACTTTTCAAACTCTTCATCCTTACTAACTAATATCCCGAGTTCTTCTGAATATTCTAATTCTGAATTTCTTGATGTTGCCCTAGCTTTTTCTGTATAATAACTAATCCCTGGTTCATAATAGATAGTATAATAATCTAACCCCAGATCTTCATCTACTGTATGAATCATTAAGAGACTGTTATTAATCAGTATTGGACTTTCATCTGTATTTACTGTATATACTAATCTATCAATACAACTATAAATATGAAAATCTTTTTGTGAGGATTGTTTATTTTTAAAAACATACCAATCTCCAACTTTTTTGATAATACTAATGTTCGTATATTTAGTATAATCAGTTAAATTTAGAAAAGTACTATTAATACTTGGAATGTAATTAGTAATACTTTTATTAGAGATATTTCCAGGAGTAGATATAATTCTACTTCTAGGATCAAGAGTATCTAAGAAAAAGTTTTGATAGTCTGTTGAAATCCACTGACTTTTCTCTATATCATATAATTCAAGAGTACTAGGATAATTAGTTCCAATAGTAATTATAAATCTTCCTGAAAAATAGAATATTTCTTGATTACTTCTCATATCCTCGAAAATAGAATAGTCTGCCCCCGATGAAGTTGTATATACCTCAGGATTACCAAATCTTGTTTTTTTCACTAAAGATTTGATAGAATACTTATTACCTGTCCAAGAATATAATACAATATCCTTTCCATAAAATCCAATTTGATGATTTTCATAATTATGTGAGTATGGATCTATATTAACATCATGATTCAAATTAATTTTATGAAAACCAGTACTATTCCCAATACCATAATCTAAGAGGAGATTCATTTGTTCATTATCTTGAATATGGTATACGTGAGAAGTATATCTTGGATAATTATCAGCTCCTAGGTCTTGCTTTATAGTTTGTGCTCCAGAGTAGTTATACAAATTTACATTATCTAAGAAGTTTTTCCCAGTTGTTGAGTTATTCTTTAGTTGATCTAAGGAATTACTAAGATTTATCTGGATTTGGCTAGATATACTAGAGTCTAAAGATATATAAATATTTATATTACTACCTTTTCCCTGAGAATTTAGAAACTCTGTATAACCAATAGGAGTGTTATCTATTACACTCATATAAATTATTACAGTAAATCCAGAAGGAAGATTATTTTCATATTTAAAGGGTTCCTCTGGGGTAGTTCGATTTAATCTGATATAATTACCGCCAGAGGAAGTAAGTAGTCCTGAGTAAACTTGTTCGATATTATAGAGAGATATTTTTGGTAACTTAGGATCCCAATTATCATTTTTATTATATAGTATTACTTCTAAGCCATTGGATATATTACTAGAATTTCCAATAACGTAAGTACTATATCCTGTATTATAATTTTCCATAAGTTATTGTACAATTACTAATAATACATTCATCTATGTCAGTTGATTTAGATACAACTCTAATAATATTATTAACACATTCAATTACAATATCTGATCCAATTTCTTCTATATAATCTTTGGAAATTAATTCTCCTTGTTTATTATATCTAGGTCCGGAGAATGTTGTTTCTTTAGAGTATAGTTTTTCGTTACCTACTAAGATTAATTTTTCTTTGTCTTCAGGATCTTCAACATATCTAGTTTCATACTTAGAATATTGAATACCAAGATCAATTTTAGTAGAAACTCCAGGACTAACAGAGTAATTCATTAGTTCTGTTAAATCTACTGTATTGGTATAGATATCAGAATTGAATGGTATAACATCGATAGTAATAGAATTGTTTAGAATATCAACCACATTTTTTGAAGTACTATACAAATAAATTTCGTTATTATTCATACTATTATATAAGTTATATATTTCTTTTAAGTAATTATTTTTATTATTCTTGAGGTAATCTAGATATGAATTAAATTGAGATTTTTCTTTTTCAGTTAATTCATATTTATCAATTTCAATACTTTTCGTATTTTCATCAACCTCATTTATTATTCCAGAACCTTTAGAATAATCATCAATACATACTCGTAAATTCCCTTCTGAGCCATCTTCACCTGGGATAACAAACCTCCGATTAGTTACATTCCAATCTCTGAGTTTTAATTTATTACTTAGCTCAGATATTCTAGTCATTCTGTAATTTGAATCATTACATACTAATGCTCGATTATTTCCAGTTAAGTAATATTCTTTCTCATCTTCTTGACCTGTTACTTGTGATATAGAAATATTATCGGAAGTAGTGGTTATTAATTCTATCTTTTTCATTTCTTGTACTTATCTCTATAAAATATATTCACTATGTTTCCACTAGTTACATAAAGCCTAACAATTTCTCCTTTATTTCCTTCTGTCTTTCCAGGAACTATAACAAGAGCACTACTATCTGTTAAATAATAACTAGAAATTGCATCATGACTCATATAAGCGTCAAGAAGATCTATGGAAATCGTTGTATTTATATTATTCTCCTGTGTAATTACTGTAAGAATAAATGACTCCTTATCAAATCCAGATACAGGAAGGTAATTATCTTTTGTATTATCAGTACATTGAAATTCTATTACATTAGCTGTTTCTGGAATTGGATATTCTTTAAAACGGAAATTATTTACTAATGATTTTTCTAAGTTATTTAATTCTTCGATTTTATCCAAGTAAAGTTTTTCAAGTTTTTTTATATTCTCCATCCATTCTTTATCAATACTACTAGGCAACCAAGAAGTAACACTATCAAAAGTATTCTGATCTCCGTTATTATAACCTTTTCCGTACCTATACCTAACAACTGAACCCATAGGATCTATTAATTCCTGAAGTCTGTAAATAGAATCTGAATTAGGTTCATTAGTATAAGTATATTGTCGTAGAATTACATAATTAGCATCTTCTGGATAAATACTAGAAGCATCATTAAATATAACTTCACTTATTTCCGGAAGATTTCTCGATATCTTAAATACAGCATTATTAATTTCCGGAGAGATTAAGATCATTGACAAGACGTTTTTAGAATCAATTCCAGTTCCATTTAAAAAATCAGATAACTCAGATGAAATGGATAATGAATCGTTCCCTGAATTAAGATAGACGTATTCAGAAATTATACCCTTTTCATCAAATCCTATCATATATGTAGATAAAATTTGAGATAAAAGATGTGCAGTAATTAATTTATCTTCCTTTCCTTGCTCTTCTTCAGAATGATTTATATAATTAAAATACTCTTCTATATTATTTAATTTATCTCCTAAATATGGTGAGTAATTATCTGAACTTTCTTCAGGAATAACACCAGAAACAGTATTATTTGTTTTATTAGTTGGATTTTTAGCTGTACAAATATAGATAGTATTTCCATAGACAACAAAATCCCCTTTCTCATATTCAGTTTCTTCTGAATACAAAAACATTCCTTGAACGTGCGTATTATTTAGTATCATATTATCTCTTTATAAGTTTTATAGTTGTATTATAATATATATTCATTAACTTCAAGGTATACTCTCCTTCTTCTGGAGTATTTATATTTGCAGCCCTAAGTGATACTTGAGACGTACCGAAACTTTGAATACTTCCGTTTGCTGTAAACTTATTAATAGTTAATGAATTTCCTTGAGAGTCTTCTATAATAACTTTTTCTAAGTTACTATTTGGATAATCTTCAGAAATAAACTTAAATACAGCGTTACCTCCAGAATTTATCTTTAATGAATTATTAGATACTTCAAACCCAGAGAACTCTATAATACTAATAGTTACTCGTTTACTGCTAAGTTCTAATGTAAGAGTAGCTGCCGAGAAATTAACTTCGGGAATTACAATACTGTTAGTAGTATTGATTTGTTCCGGATAATATATTTCTGGCGCATCTGGATCTCCATTTTCATATTTTGCTAAGACTCTTGAAATAATATACCCTGAAAGTTCTGGTATTCTAATTTCTGCTCTCTGATTAATTAGGACATCTATTTTACCATCCTCTTGTATAAAGGGATCATATTTAGTTTCATCACCTATAATTAATTCAGATACTATAAAATTATTTTCTCCAAATTTTCTTTTCCATTCACCATAATCGTATACATCACTTTCTCCTGATATTTTAGCTTTCAGAATTATATAAGAACCTGTATATTTTAGATTGAAAATTAGGTGATTTGTTTTTAGAACTTCTTCCCAATTAGTTACTGTTATTAGGTTATTTGGAATATTATAATTAAAGTTATTACTTGGTGGAAATGGAATTAAATCTTTCACATCAAGTAAACACGGTACATCTTCATTCAAAACATATCCAGGATTAGGGTATATCTTAAAATCAATAGGAGTTTTGACAGAAGGGATAGATATTATTCCGATAGGGTTACAAGTTCCTCCAATCTCTGGAGTTACTGATACAACCACTCTAATTGGTTTATTTATATTTAGAAACTCTGAAAGAATCCATTTAGATGAAAGCGCCGGATTATTATTAAAGTTGTTATCTGATACTGATTCCCAAACTTTTCCACCTAGAATTACCTTATCTCCAATCTTGTATGTAGTAAAAGGAAAATACTTGGGGTAATCTTCGGCGCCTTTATACATTTCAATTAATCCTCGTTTATTACCTAGAATTAATAATCTACTATCTTCTATTTTCTCATTTCCTAAGAGAGTACTAGAATTTGCATCAATTAAAACTTCTGGAACATCCTCAACAGTTTCTATTATCCCAACTGAATCTATCGTAGACCAATATTCATCGTTTCTAAGAAGATATTTATTCATATTTCTGTTAGGATTCGTACTATCTACCCATGATTTATAAGATAGATTTACACTTTCCACCTCGGAGTTATTAGAAATTAGCATCCAAATCATCTTCTCTCCAGTAACTTCATCGAGGAGTTCTTTCTCGCTTACTAAATCCTCGCCGCTTGTAGTTTCGTCTGGTTCTCCTAAAATCAATATAAAGTTAGGAGTAGAAGTAGGTTTAATTCCAGCGGCGGCCATTGAATCAGTATCTATAAAGTCACTACCTTTAGAATTGTTATTATTCTTGTCGATTATCCCCTCGTATAACTCCAGACGTTTAATTCCAGCGGCGGCCTTAAAAAGCGCGAATACCTGATTGGATATTATAGTAGTTCCGAAATATCTATCATTTTCCTCTGTTAAATTTTCTCTAGAGGATGTTGGGAATATTATTGATTCTATTTTTTCTAGGGAATTTGATGTCTCTCCGATTTCTTTCAAGGTTTTTTCTCCTAGATAATTTACTAAAAACTTATCATTAAATTTATCTTTAGTGATATTATACGAAAAGTCATACTCACTAAAGTCTCTATTGTAAAGTAAAGAACTGTTAGATCTGTACTGGACTTTACTGTATTCACGGTTATCTAGGTCATCTTGACTGTAAAACACTACTGTTCCGATATCCGTAAAATTGTTATTATTAATAATCAATTTCATAGGGCGTTACTGTCATTTTGTTATAGCTTCTTAAGTTTGCTCCAATATAATTCTGGAACTTACTTTGAATTGTTAGATCTATACTTCCAGAACCTATATTAGTATTTAGTCTGGTATAGTATATAAGTGCATCTAAAAATTTCTTAAGAAGTTCGTAAAATAAGCTTTCATTTTCTACACTTAAGTTCTCAAAGTTTACTGTTATTTCTCCTGAGTCATATATAATCTCTCCATCAAAATCTAAGGGAAGATATTGTATCATATAATTAAATACTTGAATAGTTCCCTTTACACTGTAAAATAATTTACTAAGATAGTTTATAACTTCTTCGTAATCTTGGTTATCTGGGAGACTTGATTTTGGAATACATAATCTCAAGAAATTCTTCACCGGATCACTTCCAGAATAAATATAGTAATCATCGAATGAACCTTGTTGAGTTGAAACTACCGAAGAATATTGTTCCTCGTAATCCTCAATCATTCTATAAAGCTGATCTATGATTTCTATATTTCTTAAGTGTTTAGGTATATATATTTTCATGATTCTATAACTGAATTAATAATGTAGTTAATTGAGAAGTATACAACATTCTCTTCTCCATATACAATCTCAGGAGAAACTACAGAACCATCTTCGTTAGTATAAGTTATTTCCATGTCAATTATTCTCTTTACATTAGATATTTTACTTATAAGAGATTTTATTTCTTCTGTTAACTCTGGAAATTTAATATTGAACTTATTACTATAATTATCCAAGATATCACCAACTTCTGAATCTATACTACTATTCTGATATATCTCTACATCTAAGTTAAAGATAGCTGTATATTGAGATCCTCTTTCTATAGTAATTTTATCAGTTATATAGTAAGCTCCTTTAGTTTCAATGAAATTAGTTTTTTCATCTTCTGTTAGGATTGTAGAATTAGAGTATGGAACATAGTAGATAGTGATAGAATTACTTTGTGCTGAACTACTAAATCTATAAGTTGTTCCACCTGAAATAATTTTATTTGGATAAGTTTCTTCAAGTACAGTACCGATATCAGAATTACTACGTAAAATTGAATTTACATATCTATCACGATTAGCTTTGTAATGAATAGTAATTAAGTTATCTCTATCAACTTCAGACATACTAGCAAGACCAGTTCCTAAGATCTCATAATTTCGTCCACTCAACCAAGAAGGATCAAATTCTACCATCTCAGCTCCACGAATATTAAGCTTCTTTAGTTCTGAAGTATTATATCCCGAGAGTGTTGAGAATTTATAATAAAGAGCTTCTATTGTTGTATTTGCTGGAGTCTGTGTTTCTTCTCTTTCCATTACTGTTCTAAAAATATCTGCTACATAAAGTCTAGAACCAAATCCAGGGAGAGTAAGATCAAAAATACTACCATCTAAAATATGTCCTGAGAATAATCTAGTTGTTGGGAAAAAATTATCATTAACTTTAACCCAAAAATCATCAGATAGGTCGTTTTCTAAGCAATTAACATAGTAAGTATTGTTTTGATTTAAGATCCACTTCCTAGAAATTGTTTCTTTTGCAATTAGACATATAATAGTATAAGTATCAGTATCATTTACGGCCGGAGACATTGTAATTGGAGAATATACAAAACCTTCATCTCCAGCTATGTCTTTATCATCTCCATAACCTTCCGGCCGTGTATAGTTTTTATCATAATACCCTAAATAGTAAGCCTTAAAACTATTAGAACTTATAATTTCATCATAAATATTAAAGCTTAAATACTTAGTAGGTTTTATATTAAGAATTACGCGAGGACAACTACCACGAAATACCGAATACATATCATCCACACAGTGTTGAATCTTTGAATTGATAAGTGTAGATTTCTCAAGAGATGCTTCTTGTGTATAGGCTATGTTTTCTACTTCACTAATAAAAGATGCATTAGCTAACATCTGAGACAAAATCTCTACAGAATCTCCGGTAATATTAAGTTTATTAGCTATTCCTCTATAAATATCTATATAATCTTGTAATGATTTCATAATAATTATCCTGTTGTTTCATTTATATCAACTAGTATATCGTCAGATTCTACCTGATTAACACTTATTACTAGTTTTACTTTTGTTTCATCTATTAGGTCGAGTGAAACAATTTTTATATCGAGTGTTTTTGTAAATTTCTCTTTTATTTTTGTTATTAACTGTTCTACTCTACCAGTAATTTCAGATGCTAAATCCTTTTTCTTGGTATTAGTAAAAATAAAGTTAAATCCAATCTTAGATGCTCCTGGAATATCCTTTGGCCAGATATTTAAGTAGAGTTTGAAAAGATCTATAATATAGTATTCTACTTGATTTGTTATTTGACCTGTTGAAAGTAGGTAATTCATAATCTTGATTTATAATTTTTACAATTATTACATTTAACTGTAGGATCATCATCATTGAGAGCTACAAATTTACTACAGTTAGATGCTGATATATTCGTAAGATCTAAATCTTTTGGAGAAAAAGCAGAACAATTTGCTGCACTTAAGTCAGGAATAGGTATTGGTATTTCTATTTCAGGAATAGGAAGATCATCAATGATATCACCAACATTAGCTCCAACTAGTGCAATTAATGGTTTAGCAACTGTTTGTGTAGTTTCTACAATACTCATTACAGATCCAACGACCGGTATAGTTCCCATAAGAGATTTTAATCCTAGTTTACTTACCTTAGCATCAACTCTATCATAAACTGCACTAAGATTATCTCCTTCAGCTTTAAGTTGTTGAAGTAATGGAGGAGCTAATTGAGCAGAAACGCCAGGACCCATAGGAGTTACAGAAATCAATGCTGGAGGAACCATTGCAATTCTCGCAGCAAATTGAGCTGTTCCTACTGAAAGATGACCTAAATCTTGTCCAAGCTCATTGAAATCTTCTATCATTTGATTATACATCTGACCAAGTTTTTCATTAGCTTTATCCAACATTTCCTCTCCTCTTTTCTTCATATCCTCCTTAGCATTATCTAGAGTTTCTTTATATTTCTTTTTTGCTTCAGGATCTTTTATTTCATTAGATTCATCCTTAAACTCAGGAAGAGAATCTTGATATTTCTTTAATGATATTGATTGAGCTGCTTTAGCAGACAATGCACTTAATAAATTTTTCATAATATATCAACTCTCTAATAATATAGTATCTGATGTAGGTATAGGAGATCCTGGAGTTAAGAAAGTAGGTGATAATACAAAAGGTCCGAGAGCTGTATGTCCTCCCGCTACTACTTTACCCTTTACTGTTAATGTTCCAGGACCTTTAAGTGTAATATCAGATCCTTTAACTACTGCAGATCCAACTAATTCTACATTTGTTTTCCCATTTATAGTAACATCACAATTTTTTCCTATATTGATAGTTACATTAGATCTCATATTAATATCCATGTTTCCATCTTTATCTATAGTCACCCAATCGGTTGGTTCAGGTCTAGGATTATTATTTGGATCATTATACTCAGTTCCTGGATCAAAAATAGCAACCCTTATATAATCAGGTGTAATATCTACCATTTTTCCATTACTTCTAAAACCTATATAATCATTTTCTTTTATTTTTTGATATAAGTAATAACTCTGAAATACTGGATCAAGACACTTAAGAAATACAAAATCACCTACTCTTGGCTCATCTACTTCTCCTCTAAATGGAAATGCCTTAACTCCCGATTTTATTCCTGGGATATCCACCTTTATTTCATACAATACTTTATCTAAAACTTCTACAATTGTTCCAGTATAGTATAAATCTGCTTCTTTCATATTTTTCTATTTAATTTGTTGGATCTACAATTGGTAATATTTCTTCTTTCTCTTCTACACCTGATAACAATGAAGTCCAAGAAAAACTCTCTCCATCAGGGCCTACAGAACTAGAATCTTCAATAGCCATAAATAATTCATTAGATCGAACTAGGAATAACTTAAATGGTAATTCTGTTTTTTGCTCACCACGTTTATACTTCAAGATATCACCAAGTTTATATTTAGGCATATCAAAATCTTTTATTCTAAATGCAGTAAAGAAATCAGAATTCATATATCCTAAGTTTCTCCAGTAATTATGCATAAGTTGTTCAAAATCTTTTCCAACTATTGTATAATCTTCATAAAACTGAAGAGTTCTAGAATTTTTAGGTTGAAGATCTGTATAATCATCTGTACTGTTATTTGCTTGCTCTCCATTATTCTCATCTCCTTTAACTGGTTCCCATGGATTAGTTGGAGTATAATAAATTAAAGGATTATAGTTTAGATTATAAGAATCTAATTGTAAGAATTCAGAAGAACCCTCTATGCTATAATATGGTTCTTGATTTCCTCCATGATCAATACCTATAATCTCTTTCATTAAATACCCTTCCCATCCATAAGCAAATATAGATTTTTTCTTAAATCCATATGATAACTTAGAGCATAATGATTGATTTGTTTCCGAGTTTTGGAAAATTGTAAGTTTATTATTAATATCACATTTACATCTTATATCCTTTTTCCCTGGATATAAAGATTCAATAGCTGAAGTAATATCATCCCACTCAGCTTGTATAAGTTCTGTATAAAATTTCTTATCTTTTATACAGATAAAGTTTAGAGTTAAAAAGTTTTTAAAATATTTTTTATTAATTATGAAAACATCAATAATATAAATATTTCCACCTTCCTTCTCCAAAGTTATCTGTCCAGTATATTGATCTGTAATTAATTTAAGAGCTTCCCCAGAACCATCATGTGACATACTAATTTCCCCACTAGCTATCTTTCCACCAAGTTCTTCGTACATATGGATATTATCAAATTTATATCCGGAGTCAAACCATGGAGTGAAATTAATAGAAACCTTATAAGAATTAATATATTTCATAAACTTCCTAATATGTTATCTAATACTCTTTTTGGAATTAATTTTAAAATTGCGCCTCTTTTATAAGTTTCAAGCCCTCTAGCAGCCTGTAACATTAGGAGGCCAGCATATGAAGTAGAACCATAATAATCCTCTGCAATAAGATCTGGTCTATATTCATATGCTGTTATTTCATAAGATTCTCTTTCTATAATTGGATTATTTAAGTATACTAATATACTAGAGTTATATACATCTATTCCATCTATATAGTTTGAAAGATTTTCCTTATTGCTAATTATCTCATCTTTTTTAGTATACATTTTATCCTCCTAATAATTTTTTATTTTCTTCTATTTTTTTATTTATATTATCTTGTAATATTAACTCCATCGCTTGTCTTTCTTTTTGTGTAGCATCTCCTCCTATTAATCTCTTAAGTCTAACATCAGTAAATTTAGATGCTGGTTTGAAAGTCATTGTAATATCACAAGATAAAGGACATAGATCATTTTCTTTAGATCCAGTATCCCATCTCTTCATCATTTGTTTAGACATTTGGAAAGTAGCACTCTCACAAACAAGATTATCAATAGCATAAAGTGAGCCGAATTTAAGTTTAAGAGTTCCAAATTGTATTTTATCTATATTATCCAACTCAGCTTTAAATCCACCAGGAGGGATCTGCCAACCAAAATATCTATCAACTAATTCTTTTATCAACGCTACTTCAGTATCATCTTTACTTGCTGGCTCTCCACTATCATTTAAAAACTTAACTAATTTTCCAAAACAATATGGATATAATTCCATAATCTGATCATATACAGATTTGAATTTCCCATCTACATAATCAGAAAATATAGTAAATTTTATCGTTAGATTACCAAATCCAACTCCAGTACCAGAATAGTAAGAAAATCTTCCAGTCTTAGTTACTAAAGCTCTATTTAAATAATCAGTTCCTGCTTTTGATAACTTCTCTAGAACATCAGTTGTTTTATCAAATATTTGTCCGATAGTACTAAATATAGCCATTCTATCCTCTTCTGATCCAGTCTTCATTTCCTCCTCTGCACTATTCATTTTTTCAAGTTCTTTGGAGAAAAATGATAGATACGGTGCATAAGGTTTAAATTGATTAAATATATCATTAATCTTCTCATCTCCAAATTCAGACCAAGAATTAGAAATAGCAGCTTGATAATCCTCTGTCATAATAGCTCTACATAATGGTTCATAAGAATACCCATCATCGTCTTTAGCACCGTGATATTCACCCCAAGATCCATCATCATAAAGAACAGAGTTATAATGAAGAGAAACTGACATTAAATCATTACCACGATTAGTATCATAGTAAAATCCACTAACCTTAGTTCCACTACTCATTCCTTCTCCATAATGTTTTTGTTGTGGAACTTCAATTCTTGGGGCAGAAGGAGATGATTTAACCATACTTCCTAATGATGGAGGATTAGGAGTTTTTATTTTTCCCGGTTTTTCTGCTGTATTTAATGGCATATTATTATTTTAATAAGTTATCTATTTTATCTTTTTCTCTTTTCAGACCATCTCTCATATTATTTTTCGCAGCAGTAATAAAATCTTTTGTAGACTGTCCACTAATAAATTTCTGAAGTGATATATCAGAGTATTTAGTAGATGGTTGGAAATTAAGAATAACATCACAGTATAATGGACTTAAAGTATTCATTTTCTTTGATGCATCCCAATATTTTACTACTTGCTTTGAAAAACTAAATTGAGCATTAGTACATACAAGAGAATTTAGTGCATAAAAAGCCCCAAATTTTAGCTTGAGTGTACCAGTTAAGATAGTATCCATATTTAAAAGATCCGGCTCATATCCAGCAGGAGGCATTTGCCAACTAAAAAATGTATTAAGCAATTTTCCATCTTCTCCAGTAATTCCAGTATTAACGCCTTCTTTATTAGATTCAATTTTTGATCCTAGTACTGTTCCATTTTCATCAACAACTCCTTGAGTATATTTACCCATTATATATGGATATAACTCTTGAAGCTGTTCTGAAACCGTTTTAAATACTCCACCAGAATAATCAGGAAGTACTGTAAATTTCATAGCTAAATTTCCAAAACTAGTACTAGTTCCAGAATAGTAAGAAAATCTACACCCCTGAGTTACAAGAGATCTATTAAGAAGTTTAGATGCTGTACCAGTTGCAGTAGCTATACCAGATAATACTTTTTTTGCTAGTTTTTCAACAGTACTGTCTCCAGTTGTATCTCTCAACATTGATTCAGCTGTTTTCGTAAGTTCTTTCGCATATGGAGCATAAGGTTTTAGATTATTCCACATACCACCTATAGGATCATCTCCAAAATCAGTCCAGGAATTACCAGCTTGAACAATAAAATCTTCATTTAGAATTCCTTTATAAAGAGGTACTGTATTATAACCTTCTTCATCTAAAGAATAGGATGAACCCATTTTTTGCCATTCCCCTTTTCCATCTAAATAAGAATTAGCATGAAGAGTTATATGAGTAAGAACTTTATCTATTTGTCTATCATAATAAAATGCATGATGTCTAGAAACAACTGCCCCACTATTATCATCCTTAGGGTTAAATCCACATCTTGCTAGTTCCCTATCTAGTTCTTCATCAGTAATACCAGCCATAATTATGATTGTTTAAATAATTTATCCTCTATAAGGGGGAGTAGTAATACTCTGTACTTTAGTTCTTCCATCTCCACCACCCATATTTATATTTCCTCCAAACTTAAGAGATGCTATGGCTGTAGAAACATTATTAATTGCTTCTGCTTGTGCTATAGATGTTTTTGAAAGAAGTTTTATATTTTCATTAATATCAGAAACTTTTGTATAAAGATCTTCCGTCTTATCTTTTTCTGCATCAGCTATTAATTCTCGTCCAGCAGATTCTGAAGTATTACCTGGAATAGATTTTTCTGAAGTTGGTGTAGTTGGTGTAACTTTTTCTGGAGCTAAAATACTACTCTGAGCCATTATCAATCCAGAATCACTTCCAAAAGAATTAACACCTGCAGTACTCCAATCATAAGTAGATATACTAGATCCTTTATCTGTTCTCTGTTCTACATAATTATCTGGAGTTGTAGATGAAGCATCAGCCATATAAATAGACTCTTCAGAATTTGTGGAATTAGTATTGGTATTTTCTAGAGTATCACCTTTAAAAGAGTTGTAAGTTAATAAAGCATCTCCTGCAAAATTTTCTCCTTTTTTCAAGGATCCCCAACCATCTTGCCCTTTATCTTCCATATGTTGAGCTGATTTTTCTGGACCTGCTGAAAATTCATAATATCCAAAAACATTTCGAGCTGCTTCAAGATGATCTTTTGAAGCTTTTATTTTCTTCAAACCTTCTCTATAAGCCGGAATATTTTCCATTTCCCACTTAACAAATTGAAGTTGTTCTTCAAAGGATGCATCTCCCAAAGATTTACCTGAACCTGGTCCATCATAATGTTTCCATCCGGCTTTTTTTTCTTTCTCACTAAGTTTACCATGTTCAAAAGCTCTTCTTCTAACTCCTAACCACTGAGCTATTCCAGTTGCTGGAGAGTCTGGATTCTTAGCAGTAGTAACTAATTGAGACTCTCTTAAAAAATTACCAACTAACCCGGCAGCTTGTTCTTTAGTCATCCCAAGTTCCTTCATAGCAAAATCCATGGCTTTTAGTATTCTAGCCTTTCTCACCTCATCAGTTATCTTTTCAGGTGGTCTATTTCCTGTAATATACCCTTTCACACCATCTACTGCATCACCTATATATTCGCCACTTTTTTTCATAGGAGAACTTTCATATTTTTTTTCAAATTCTTTATCTCTTCTTTCTGATTCACTAATAGCGTTATGATAACCTTCAAACTGCTTATTAATATCTATATCACTATGAATATTTTTAATAACTGGATCAAAAGAAATATGATTTGCTTCAAAATATTTTCTGTTATCCTCTAATTGTTTCTTTTTTAACTGAGTCATAAGACCTTCCATCTGTTTCAAAGATGCTTCATCAGATGTATTGAAACTAAAATTCTCATTATTTAATTTCTCTCCTAATCTAGCTCTTACTTTCTCAAAGAAACTAGGAGTAGCTTCATAAAATTCAAAAACAGATTTATTAACTTTCTTCGTCTTTCTAGCTCCAGTATGAGAATTTACATTATATTCAGGACCATCATACTCTTCTACTTCTAATACTTCCCCTCGTCTAGGATCATCTAAGGGAACCATATCTAAAGTATACTTATCAGCCCAAGCCTTATTCCATAATCCTTTAACTCCTTCAGATACAGCTTTCCATGCAGGATCTTGAATAATATCTCCAGTAGCAATTGCATCACCTATATCAGTTAAGTATCCATCTGCACCAACAACATTTCTCCCAGCATTTATAGCAGATCTCTTTGCAAATCCTTCAACACCTCGTTTCTTCCAATCAGCTCCTTCTCTATAGTAGTCATCATCGGTTTTTTCTCTTTTAACAAACTTAAATCTCTTAATGCTTAAATCTTCGTTGTTAAATAATCCTTTAGTATCTATTAAATTTCGAAGTCCTGATATAAAATCTTCACTAATTAATACTCCTCCTTTAGTATCTGCAGTATTTTTTAACCTCTCCATTCCTGACATTACACTAGCAACATTTACAGTATTACTAGTTTTGTCATTAAGCATTCTAGAAATAGTTCCTGCTTGTCTTACCTCTCCGGCAGTATTCGTTATCTTATTATCACTAGATATATCCCAAGAATTTAAATATCCATTTGATCCAGGTTTAGAAACAGTGGTAGCATCTCCCCATGAAGTATTTTTAACATTAACTCCTTTAGCAGATTTAAAAGCTCTTCCTTCCATAGCTTCACTAGCCATAGAACTTTCTTTTCCAACTTGTTTAATATTAGAACTAACTATATCTTTTATAGCATCAGCACCTCCAAAACCAGCCTTAAGAATATTTCCTAGATATTCTATTAGTTTTGTTACAGTATCTGGAAGATTACCTAAATCTAACTCAGGAACTTTAATTGCTTTTATTGCATCACCTCGTTCTTTAAAGAAATTACTAATCTTATCCCCTAAAAGTTGAAGAATACCATTTTTTTCTTTATTCCAAAAAAGTTTGCTTAAAGAATCAACAATTCCATCTTTTCCTTCAGGATCTCCGCCAAATAAACTAATTAACATTTTAGAAAATCCAGATCTGCCTCTTGGAGCTTTGGGATCATTTGGATTAACCTCTCCAAAAAGAAATGATTCTACATTAGCAGCAAATTTAACTATTCTTTTCCAATGTTTAGCTAAGAACATAGTACCAAAGAGGAAGAGAATAGTTTTAAATTGTCCACCTACTGAAGATGCTAATTTTCTGGGATCTAATCTCTCTGAAACACTCTTTCCTAAGTCAGATAAGTGTTTCATTAATTTATTAGTACTTCTTGTCAAGGACCACTCACGACGTTGATATTCTTTTTCCCTGGCCGCTGCTTGTTGATTCTGTTTAGCAAAGGCATTAGATATCCAAGTTTTAAATCGAGCCTGTCCTTCATCTGGATTTTGTTTTACTGCTAATGTTCTCCCTTGGACAGGACCACCAATATTAGCAGCGGGAACAGCAACGTTATTAGTCGTCGTGTTCGTAGTGTTATTATTTATTGTTATCTTCTGTGGAGTAACTTGTACACTCCTTGAAGATGTTCGCTGTACTTTAGGTTGTCCAAGACCATATTTTCCTAAGACAGCTTGAGTTTGTGGATTCATTGATTGTACCTGTTGTTGTACACTTGCCCCTCCACCTAAACCTCCAAGAGCAGCCATTTCAACAGCCTGACTCATTGTTTCATTATTAGCCGCATCAGCATTATTTTCGAGTCTAGCTGTTTGTAAGTTTCCCTGACGTTCTGCATTTATCTGAACAATCTGGTTTTGCGCTTCTTGGAGTTGTTGTAAGTCTTTCCCATCCTCTGGTTTCTGGGAAGACATTTTTCTTACTTTATTTTCTATATCTTCTGCAGCCATTGTTTATTTATTAATCATTATAAAAGAACATACTATGATAAGTTGATAAATCCAATAATCTATATTTATTATTATGAAAATAGTACTTCTCATATTTCAAAGGTATAAGTTTATTCATCTCATTTTGTTCAACATCATCTATATACTCATACCCAAACATACACATAAGATAATATACCTGAAAATAATATCCTGTATTGTGAAGTAATTTAAAATCTATAACACTATCGGAATCTAACTTATCTATCAGAATATCTCTTACTCTATTATCTTGCTCTAGTTCTTCCCTAATATTGGTTACTATACTTATATCCGGATAGAAGTTACTAGTATCTACCAAACAAAAACTAATCCTAATATTAAATTCTTCTTTTAATTTATCAATTTCACTAGATAAATTGATTAAATCTTTTAAATATCTACTAAGATTATTTCTTTCTATACTATAGGATCTTTTTATTCCAAGAAAAAATTCAATAGATTTTATATGAATCCAAGTCTTTATGTAATCTACTATCATATTATTTCTTTTTAAATACGGACTTTATTGATCTTTTCAAGTTTTCTATTTTATTTTCTCGATTAATCTTTAATCTTTCTTTTTCTGAAGTAGTTAGATGTTACATAAGCACCTGTAGCAGCTCCTATAGTTCCACCTAATAAAGCACCACCTCTTCCTCCAGCAAGACCTAGAAGAGCACCAGTTCCTCCTAAAGCTCCAGTAGCAGCCAATCTTTTTCCTAGTGTTGGCTTTATACTCTTTAATCTCTCTAACTCTTCTCGATCCGAAATATTAAATAATTTTCTCTTAATGATCATAATTTTATAATAAAGATCTAGGGGAATTTTTACTAATATAACCCCCCCCACTAGATCAACTTTTAATAGAGGGGAGTTATATTTTATAGGTCTAGGAGGTTTACATTTATTATTCCTCCCTCACCCATCATTTCTTTTCTCTCAGCTTCAGATTCATAGTAGGCTTGACGTTGTGCCGCTGATATTCCTTTAAGTCTCTGTCCCTTCTTTCCACCAAAATTAAGTAACGGAAAATCAGGGTCAGTTCCTTCGGTAGTATCAAGGAAGTTTTCATAGCATTCACGAAGAGACTTAAGAGAAGAAAGTGTATAGTACTCTACTCCATCGACCTTAAGAAATTTATTTAAATAAAATTTTAGATCCATCAATTGGGGAATTGTTACAGATGTCTCGAAAGAAGTCGACAGTAAGAGATTCTACACTTACTGCCACACTCCTCCTTTCTTTCGCTTTCTTTCCTTTATTACATTCAGGACAATATAGTTGAATAGGTTCAAGTCTATCGTAATATAAGTCACGAAGAGCAAGCAAGAGAGTAACATCACCATGAGTAGCCCCTAAGACATCTTTCTCGATCTGTGTTCCCTGATAATCAAAATCTTTAATCAAGGCTATAGTTTTAATCATCTTCAAGTCAGTTACAGTTCGATATCTAAGGTAAGTCTGAAATACCTTCATAAACTCTCTAACTGTCGGAACTATAGTCTCGTATCTATGCCCTCCAAGTTCAATAAAAGCACCATTCATAATCTTTTGATCGATCTGTTTAAAGTGAATATCTTTTTCGAAGGATATAGTTTTCTTCATCTTCTTACCACATTCAGGACATGTTACTTCTATTTCATAAGATAATTCCCCAGAAACCGTACATAGCTTCTTATAGAATATCAGGAAATCTACATCCATTAAGTAACAATCTAAGATAGTTTCATCTTCCTGAATAAGTAAGTTAATATCATATAAGTATTTTTCTAACGGATCATCAGAGGGTAGATTTTCAAGGTATCTAGTTATCTCTAAGAATGTCATAGGACTAACTTTAACACTCGGAAACTTATAACCATATCCTCCTGATGGCAATTGTGCTGTTAATATATTCATAATTTTATCAAATTTTACATTAAACTCTCATTTTATATCACTTATTCTTTTCCCCTACGCTTCAATTCTTCACGAGCCTTTCTTGCTTCAGACTTATGATGTAGATGTCCGGCCGTAGCTATAGCAGCACCAGCCAAACCTCCATAGATTGTTGCTACACCTTTTCTAGTTCTGTCAAGGTTATCTGCAGCCATTTCTCTTTTCTCCTTACTTGTCTTGGAGAATAATTTACGTTTTATTATCATCACTTAAGAAATTTATTATCTTTTACCTTATTTTTTATACCAAAGCCTTATATATGTTAAATTAAAACCAAAGAATATGAAGATAGGAATAAAAACAACAAACGTAATAGATGAATTTATTAGACTTACAGGTCCTACAGCTGATCTAAGAATAAAAGATTGTAAAATATATGTAATAATAGATCATAACAAATTCACTAACCTAGAAGAATTGCTCAATATAATAAATCAGCAATCTATCTTTACCTCCGAGCCTGCAGAAATTGTATTACCCTCTGAAGTGGAATCTATACTACTCGATACAGATAATTCAATAACAGATACAACCATAAAACTTCCTGGGACTTGGAGAATGAATACAGAAACTAATAGAATAATTGAGCAAGAAAAGTTAGATAAAATTTTAGAACTATTTACTATACAAGAAGGATGAGGAAACTCGTCCTTTTATTTTCTCTTCTTAGAATTTCCAAAACAAAATTCTCACCCACCTTTTCCTGGCGAATGAGAATTATTATGTCTCAGGCAAGATCGAACACTTACCTCATAAAATATTGTTTATTGTTTTCAGGTTATTATATATTTCTTGATACTCTGGCTTAACTCCTATAATGTCAGTAGCTTTCACTCTCTTCTTAGAACCATCAGAAAGTATTTCATTTACTTTAGCCTCCTTAGTTTCAAAAAAGTTTTCTAAGTCAGTTGCTTTAGGAGTAGCTGTATAATTAATTGAAGAATATAGTCCTCCAAGAATTTCTTTTATTTTTGCTTGGCTTATTCTATCTCCAACAGAAAACTTAGAGAGAATAGTATTTACCAAAAGTTCTTTACTAAATGTTACAATACCTAACTCTTTTTCAATTTTATACCTATCATACCCCAAAGCTTTTAGTTTTTGTGGTTTAAGAATAGTATAATAAGATTTAATATTATCATGTTCCCCAATCTGATCTAATACTATTTGTATAGCTTGATTAGATAATCCATATTCACATAATAATTTAAGCTTTTGTTTGAACAAAGTTAGATTTTCATACTCATTCATAAAATTAGATACTTCTCTATTAATTAGATCATTTGTATCTAATGTATTATGTACTGAACTAAATACAGTAAATCTATCTTTATAATCATATTGTTGTATTCTAAAAGCTCTAATCTCATTTACTAATACTAAATTATTAAGTACAGGTATCAAAGTTCCACTCTGATGTTCGTTTACCGCCACATAATTATCTTTATAACTAAAAGATTTTGCCATTTTTTGATATGTTTCTGCTAGATCATATTTTGCTTTATCAGGTGCAGAGCTATAGGAATCTAATAAGTTTTGAGTAATTTCTTTTTTTCTTTCTACTTCTTTATTAAACTCCTCTTGAGACACTTTCCTATAATCACATATTGTTCGATAATAAAATACTGCACTATTACTCCATGGATTCTCTTGCAGCCTTTGTCTACCTAAGATCTGAGGCAAGTCTTCAGAGATATCAACAGCTAAAGAATCAATATTACTATCACTAAATATAAAACTTCTAGCACAAGTAGAGTAAAAATCAGCACCTAGGTAAACAGTTCTAGTACAAAAGGTAAACATTTTAGGTTTAACTCCTTTTAGCGGTACTTCACCTATTACGAATTTCTTCCCTAATTTACGTTGTATTCGTTTTTGATTATCAGGAGTATCACTACACAAAATATTTACTTCTTCAGATTGGAGATTACACTTTTTTATAATACTGGTAATATGATTAACAGAATTTACATAAAATACAGCTTCATCCGATATTATTTCAACAGGATAGCCATTTACCATTCTAATAGCTCTTTCAAAATTACCATCCTTGTAGGACTGAATAATTTCTGGGAGTTTTTCGCCAACAGATTTCATTGTAAGTACTTTTAAGGCAGGTTTTAATACCCTAGTCGAATCCTCCTTACTCCAATCCATATTAATATATGGTAAACCATCAAACTCACCTAACATATTAAGATATTCCTCCAACATAGGAGTTGCACTAACAAATAAAGCTGAGTGAGATTGGTGTAGATGATATAAAAAATCTAATTCTGTATTAGACTTAAACTTAGAATCATGTAAGATAGTTTGAAACTCATCTATAATGGTGTAAAAAGATTGAAATATACCCAAAGATGTTAATATATCTTTTACAATTCTATAAGAATCATATGTTACAAGAATTTTACAAGGTTTATCTCCTAAGTATTTTCTTTCATTTAGATAGTCTTTTATTTCATTCATTAATCTATTATAAACTGTATCCTTTCCATGAACTACTTCTTTAAGAGTATCCATAAATACTTGAGATCTAGTCTTATCTATCTTGCTTAAATCTTTATCAACTGTCAATTCTTTTTCAAGCTCATTCACTACTAAGTAAACACTATCCTTATGTTGGTCTTTCTTATTTTTAAGTAACATCTTTCTTGGAGAACATAGGATAACATTTTCAGGACCTCTAAGACAGTATTCTGTAAATCCACAACCTGGAAGTTGTTTATTAATAATACATTTTACTGGGAATTTATAAAATCTAAAGTCTGTTCCTAATTCTGATATAAATCTTATTCCTCTAGGAACCACATAATCATTTAATTTTAGTATTGGCATACGTATAATTTTATCAAATTTATTATAATCTAATAGAGAATCCAGTTAAAAGAACTACTATGTCTCTTTAAATTGAAGACATAGGAGGATTCCCTTTTCAATCATAAGGAATTGAAAGGATATTATACGCATTTTGTCACTTTAAATGGAGTAGTTTTAGTACAGTACTATATATATTTTATCTGACAAAAAAGTGACACTTGCTCATATAGATAAAGAACATAAGATCATGTCGGAGACATGGAATATTTATGTTTAGGATTTCTATGAGCTTTTAATCTAGAAATACCACCCCTGGCCCTTTAGAGGCCAAAGGGGTGTCAACTTAATTAAAATAATATTATACTAAAATTTCCTATATATCTTATTCAATGTTTCTTTTCTAAGACACCTCTAGCGGTAGCGGTTAGAGGTGTAGGATAAGGGAAGCTCCTTTGTCCTCATAAATAAGGGACAAACCTATATAAAACCTCCCTTTTATCAATTTGAAAGCCTAGTATATGTAATATAAACTTTAAATACGTAGAATCATGAAAAGAATAGTCAAAGAAGCGGTAATTGAGAAAAAACTTACTGATGAAGAGAAAGATATAATAAGATCTCATTTAGAATGTAATTATAAAATAGTAATGTTATATCCTATTAACGAAAATACAGAAGTACCTAAAAATGCATTACCCTCTGAGATATGGAATATTCCAGAGGGTTATTATGCTATTGAGATTGAATGATAGTTTTATATACCTTCAATTCTTCCATATGAAATAAGAATAAAATATATAAAATTATGAAAAGAGATAAATTAATAAAAGAAATTATTGAGAAGGATTCATTTATTTTTGAAGATCCTTGTCCTTTATCCCATCAAGAATTAGAAGAGATAGACTCTACTATAGAGAGTACATCTTCTATGTTAGATAATATGAAAATTGACTCAACAGAGGATGATCCTGTGCTAAGATTTGAAAAAATAGTAGAAAATCTTAATAAATCTAATAAAAGTATGAGAGTAAAAAGAAATGAGTTAATCTTTTTAAAGGATTATCATAATACATCAAAAACTCCTTGTTCAGATTGGCTTGATCATAAAAGAGTAGACTTGTATCCTATCAATGAAAATACAGAAATACCTACAGATGCATTAGATCCAGGGGTATGGAATATTCCTGAAGGTTATTATGCTATTGAAAGAGATTTGGATTAATTTCCAAATCTCTTTATTTATTCTTATATTTTCCGAGTAATCTTACAGTATTATCAGTTATCATTTTATTAGCTGTATTAGATTCATAAGTTCTAAAGGAATAATCCAGACTTTTATTTCCTGCTTTTTGCATTTCTCTGGGAAGATTATATTTTTTCGCTAATGCAGCGGTATGATATGATGCATTAGCTTCATTCATTAATGTAGATAAATTTCCTACATTGTTCATAATAGAATTATGTAGATTATGTGAAGTATTTACTTTTTTATCCAAACTTCTATAATTACCATAATATTTACCTCCTCTTAATTGTTCTCTATTATCACTTACACGATGTCCAACTTCATGAAGAATTGTATATGGATTTTTTCTATGTATATTATTTATATTAATAGTATCATTTTTATAATTATATTCTGTAGTTAAATTAGAACCTACTGCAGTTTTTATATTATCTTTTTTAAGATCTTTTAAAATTTTTTGAGCAGATTCAGGATCATATCCTAAAGTAGTATTTAATTTCTTAGCTTGATTGTATTTAGTTTCAAGTTCTGAGAATTCATTATCATAATTAGATTCAATATTTTTTCTTTTGAATCTATAATTTTTTCCAGCTCTTTCTTTTTTGATTTTATCTAACTTTTCTAAATCTATTCTATTTTGTTTCGAATTATCTTCTATAATTTCACGTATATCATAAGTTCCCTTTGCTTTTCGTTCTTTATAAAATTTTTTATTATCAAGTGAAAGGTTAGTGAAAGGATCAATGACATATTGGCCGGAATCTTTTACATTTTGCCTAGCTATTCGTAATCTATTATTAGAACTAGCAGCTTGAATTCTCTTAAACCGATTATGAAGTTCTGGATTAGCTATAATTTCAGTTATAGCAGCTTGGAAACTTGGAAAAGCGAAAGGATATAGTGAAGGCATTGAGGATATGTACAAGTATAAAGAAGATCCGGATAGCCTTTCTGAACCTGATAAAATCATCCTTGAGGCTGTGGGTGATATCCTCAAAGAAGAAGGAACGCTAAAAAGTATGAGTGTGAGTGATGGTATTACTTATACAAAGAACCTCAAAAAGAAACTCGAGGCTCTAGAAGCAAAAGAAGAGAAGGTTGAAGTATAATATCACCTCAGAGAAGATTGACAGAAATGTTGATCTTCTTTTTTAATTTCCTGTCTTCTTTTTATATTTTGCTAGAAGTGGAGCTTTTGAATATGCATCTAAATCTTTTTCATATCCTTCGAGTGCTTTATCAAAACTTTTCTTTGCATGATTTAATTCTTCAGGTGTTGCTCCTTTTTCTTTCATTAACTTTAATGCTCTGTCTGAAGCGTCTTTTTCATTACTCAGGATTAATCTTTTGTCAATTAATTTTCGTTTCCAAGATTTTAACTTAGGAAATTTTGAGTTATTACTATCACTTTCAAAATATGTATCGCCATCTCTTTTATCTGCTTTATTAAAACTACCTCTAATAGAATCAGAGTTTGCTATTCTATTTTTAATGCTATCTTTTTCTCCTTTTATATGACCTACTTCATGAGCTAGAGAAGCAGGTCCTCCTTGATTTCTATTATAATAAATCGCATGATCTCTATTATCTATTAACTTAGATAATTTTCTTTTATCTCTTTCAGAAACTCTATCACTATTATTAATCGAGTTTTTAAGTACTTCTTTAATTTTCTTATCTTTAATATCTACATTACTATTCTCTGCGTATCTAGTAACAAAAGAATTTTCATTAATAGCTTCTCTTTGAATAGCTCTTTCTAATTTCATATTTTTAGGAGCTCTTTCATCTAAGTTACTCAATTCTCCTTGTATTTTACTTTTTTCATTTTTTAATCTATTAAGTTCTCCTTTATATCTATAATATTTCTCTAAATTTCTTTTTGAAATAAAGCCTTTCATTTTAGAGAGTAATCCATATTCTCGTTGTTCTAATTCCCAACCTTCAGAATATAGTTTTTCGACTAATTGTTTACCTGTTATCATCCTTTTTCCAATTGATTAGTATATACTTTCTTACTCTATTTATTTCTAATTCAGTTTGATAATCTAATTTTCCGGAAAAATCAAGAATTGGAAATCTAATAAAGTCATAATTATTTAAATTACCACATTTAAATAATGTGGTTAATTCTTTATCTGAAGATAACTCTTTGAAATTGATACCTTCTGGAAGTTTAAATAATTCTTTTCTTAGGAGGAAACCAACTTCAGTGGGAAAATTACCAGAAATTCTGGTTTGGATATGCCAAGTTTCTAGAGTAGGTATCACATCCTCATCTTTTCTAGTTATAGTTTTTAATTCCTCTAAGTAATCTTTTCTTGTTTGAAGCGAATTATTTCTAATATAATGTGGATCATAGAAAAGAGTTTCTGTATTTCTTTCGATTAATCCAAGTTTTTCTTCAAGATTTTTTATCTCTTGGTCTAACATTCTTCGTCTAGGAAGTAATATATTTAGTAAGTTCATAATAATTGTTTTAGTTAGTAGAAGAGTAACCGATCAAAGTTACTCCCCTTTATTATTTTTATACAATAGTAAGTATATAATTATTTAGGTTTCTTTTTATTTATTATTTTTCTTCTTAAATTATATTTCTGTCTTTCAGTTCTTCCTTTATCTCCAAAAAGTTCCATTAAATCTTTTTCTTCTTTATGAGATCCAGGAAATACTTTATAATTATCTATTTCTTTTGGATGTAATTTATTTAATAGCTTTTCATTTAAGTTATTTCTTAAACTATTTCCTTTTCTATATGTATCTATTGCAGCATTTTCTAGATTTTTAGCATGTTTAATCTCTTCTTTTGTTGCACCAGCCTTTTTTAAATCTTTTATTCCATTCTTCCAAGCATTATTTTCTTCTTGAATTCCAATAGTTCTTTTCCCAATATCAGCTAGTATCCCTTTACTATTATTAGATTTATCAGCTAATTTTTGAATTGCAGAATTAATAGATTTTTTACTATTTTTAACATGACCTAGTTCATGAGCAGCAAATGGGGTGTCTTTTCCTATTGCATCAGCGTTGAGATTTATAATTGCATCTTTGGTCGAACTTGATTTGGCCAATTCTCTACTAGCTTTATCCAAACTTTTATCATTAGACATTTCCTCGAGTAGATTTTTCTTTTCTTTATTGAGAATATAGGATTTGTCTCCTTTAGGTTGATATATCAGTTTAGAAAATTTGTTATTAGGTATTATATCAGCGTTTACTTTATTAGCTTCTTTTTTCAGATTATCGGCTATTAATTCATTCTCTTTTGTTTCTTTTCGAAGATTAGTCAATTTTCTTTCTGTTTTCTTTGTTTTTGCAAGAAACTCTCGTTTATTCTGAATTAATTTATTCACTATATCTCTTTTTCGTTTTCTGATATAATTTTTTGTTCCTTTCTTTAAACCCAATCGAGATATTTCTGAAAGTATACTAAATTCTTTCTGTTCTTCTGGGTACTTTCTTAATATAATCATATTAGAGATTTAATAAATTTCTTAGTATTTTCATCCAACTCTCTTATAATATAGTAATCCTCTATATTATCACATTCAGAGTTTGTACTTTTTATTTTATATTTAGTACTGTTCTCTATTTTTATTGTTTTTGGAATATTAATAGTTTTTCTTATTAATACTACATACACAATCTTACTTGGTTTAGGTAATTCTTTTATGATGGGATTAAAAGTATCTTTTTCATTAGAATTATCTGGATTAAAATATCCACTAGCTCGTATTACATTTAAGCTCTTATATCCATCGTTTAATCGTTTTCTAAGGTCTTCTAGGTATTCCCTTCGGCCTTTGAGATCATATTTTCTTCCTCTATTTTGTTCATAAAGTGGATCATAATAAACTTCTGTTCCAGTTCTTCTGATTAATCCAAGTTTTTCTTCAAGATTTTTTATTTCTGGCTCTAGTTTCTTCAATTCTTGCCTTTCTCTTTTTCGTCTAGGAAGTAATATATCTAGTAAGTTCATAATAAATAATTGTTTTAGTAGAAGAGTAACCGATCAAAGTTACTCTCCTTTATTATTTTTATTTTTTAAATATTATCAAAAGTTCTTTCATACGTTAATCAATGAGTTTTATCCCATGACAGACTATATCACCTAAGAGATTTTCTTAGTCTACATACATAGTCGTTGAACCTAGATTTATGTTATTATCTAGGATGCTGATTATTTGTATACAAAGATACAAATTTTCCAGCAATTCTTGTAGAAAACACCATGAAATTTTCCAAAATGTTCAAATTGCTTTAAAGTCATTAATTATTTTTATCAATGAATAGACTATATCATCTAAATTATATTTCAAACTTAGTTCTATATTTAGTCGTTGAGAAATTAGATCTTTTCTAATTTTTGCTGATTATCTATTTGATATTCCAGCATTTTAATAGAATTTTCATAAAGTAATATAAACTTTATGCTTCTTCATTTGAAAAAGCTTACTTGGATATCTGCTCGCATTTGTTAATATATATTAATATATTATAGACTATATCATCTTAAGAATTAATATTTCTTAAGTTATACATTTAGTCGTTGAGAAGCTATTTTTAATAGTTTTTGCTGATTTATGTTTTACATTTTCCAGCATTTTAGTATAATTTTCCTATTATATAATAGGCGACTAAGCAATTAATCGGTTCCGTCTTCTGTTTGCAATAGGTTACTATAATATTTTATTATATGTTCAGAATATAAATTTAACTTATATTTCATTATAAGTTAGTAAGTCTTTATTCGTTACGCTAAGAATTTTTATGTTCTCAGTTCGGTATTGGGATTATCCTTTCACCGAATTTACTTACTACATTCTAGAGTATTACTATTTCTAGTGGGCCTTAAAAATTTTTTTAACCATTTTCGTCGATCGGAGCATCCTGAAGAATACAGTTATAGAAATTAAGAGTACGAACTTTGATACGGCTTGAGTTAGTTAAGATTAATCTAAGGTCGCATACTAAGTCATCCTTTCTGAAAGAATATTTAGTATCACGATCTGCAATTTTCTGGCGATAGTCCTTATGGTTTTTGTTTTAAATCATACTAGACTATATCATAAAGAGGAACTATGGCTTAACCCTCTTTCTTTGTACTTAGTCGTTGAAAAATAGAATCATATCTATTTCTGCTGATTATTTTTTCGTTATATTAGGTTCATCGCTCTTAATCCTAAATCTTAAGCGATGGAGATAACTATAACGAGATATTTCCAGCAGTTCACAAAGATTCATTAAGGAACTTTTAATCTCTTAATGGACAACTTTTAAATTATCAAACCAGTAAGTAATTGCCTGATCTTCCTTATCTACAAAAGCCAACGACAGGGTTCCAGCTGTGTTTTGACCTGTCTTCTGAATGATAGTATAATTACCACGCATTCTCTTTTCAAAACCTGATACACTATAATCAATACCTACCTGAACGGCATTTAATCTAGCATTGAAAATATCAGTACCAGGGAAATAAACTCAAACATTTGTTCTATGTTTAGACTATATCATAAAAGAAATCTATGGCTATTTCTTTTCTTTGCTAATAGTCGTTGAGAAATAGATTTTTTATCTATTTTTGCTGATTTATCTTTACTTGATCTTCCAGCAGTTTACAAAGTTTTACTAAGACAATTATTTATCTTAGGTACATTAATGAATTGAAGTTCCCACATGTCACCACGAAGGAATTCTTTATTATTATCTTTATATGTACTTTGATAGTCAATAAATTTCATGTATCCGTCACTTCCGCGGACTAAACTTGCTACGCTTGCCATAGTTTTTATTATTTTTTATCGTAATTTAAAGTTATATCGATCGTCATATCATTATCTACTAAGTCGCTCATTCTAGATTCCACTTCAAGTCCTAGTCTGTTATTTGGTAAGTCTAGGTAAAATCCAGTAATAACTAATGAATCTATATATGAGTACCCAGCTGATATTCTATTTAAGATCTGTTCTATTCTAGCTCTTATATCTCCGGCTGATTTAGTACTAAGAATTTTCCATTTATTCTTTTCCAATTCTCTAGCCACTTTTCCTATACAGAATCTCATCCACCCTGAAGTATTGAAGTCTTGTCCATTTTGATATTTTTTATAATAATATATCTGGTTATTAAATACTAGATAATTACTTTTGTATTCTTCAAGTTTTTCTTCTGGTGATTCAAAGGTGTAAGGATCTGTTGTAGGTGTTTGATATAAGATCTGATCGCTAGTTATTGAGTAAATATCTTGTAAGAGCCCTCTAATATGTAAATAATATCCAGGTCTATCTTGTCCGAAAATTGTTTGCCCTCGATAAAAATATAAGAGTCGATTATCAGTGTCAGAGGTATAATTAAAGACGTAGTTATTTCCGGCCGTATTAGTTTCCTCAGGATCAGTTGTTTCTATTAAGTTTCCGTTTTCCACTTTATAGAATTTTACTCCTCCAGTGGGTTGTGATACTATATAAATTGTTCCTGAGGTTATATTTTCGGCCGATGGGAGTTCTTGAGTTTCTACGTAGGTCCATCCATTATCAGAATTTTGGAATAATACTTGAAAACCTAAACTCCTTGCATACCCTAAAAATCTCTCGTATTCTGGATAATAACTAGTCTCTGAGCCTGTCTTCATTCCGGCCGAGTATTTATAGATATCAGGGACTAAGAAATAATCAATAATTCCAGCGTTGTCAGATCCAAAAATAGCCTCTGCCGCTTTCCAATATTCCCCATTTATATCTTCGGCCGTTTCTTTCCAGGCTCGTTTAAGATACCATGTTCCAGAAGGTAATTCAGATTCTTTAGTACCTTTTTTATATTCTACCTCTTCACCTGTTTCTCGATTTATGTAAGATGTTGAGAGAATACATCTAACTAACTTAGACTCTGAAGTAATTATAGTATCAAGTCTTTCCTGTCCAATAGTAAATAAACCACCTTCATAAATTTCTTGATATTTATACCTCTCGATTGTTACTCTATACTTATCATCTCCTTTCAGTTTCTCAATATTTACACTAATATCACTATCTAAGTATTCGGGATCTCCACCTTCAGTACCAGTTGTTTTAGATATAAATCTCACTCTAGTACTTCCGCTCGAGATTTTTGATAGTATATTGTGTGTAGTGTTAAAATCTGGTTCGAATAATAGATCAGTAATATTAGTAAAATAAGTAACCTGAACAGAATATGATGTGTATATTTTGTAACCCTCCGAGATATTTCCTTCGACTGTATAACCTAATTGACTTGGAATTATAACTTCTACTAACCTCTTGAAAATTTCCTTATTACTTTCTTTGGCTTTGATTTCGACCTCGACTGCTTCATCATAATACTGACTTGGAATATTAGGGATACTATTAATTTCCTCTTTAAACCAAATCATTATATTTTCATAAGAGTCATTTTTAAGTTTTTTCAGGATTATATATTTAGAAGTTAATCCCTCGTCTATCGGGTGAAAATCTATCTCAGGGTTATATACTAAAGAATAAGCTAAAGTTTCATACCCTTTTGATACTCTTAGCAAGTCAGGAAGATGAGATAATAATATTTCTTCATTAATTTTTTCAGTATAATCAACATCTCCTTCCTCTATATATTTCGGATAACAATATTCAGGTCCAATAAAACCTGGATAATTTATGTTTAATACATCCCTATTTTCTAGAGAACTCGTATTATTAGTGTCAAGATTTTGTGGTAATTCTAGGATTTTCATATATTCTCCTAGATAATATATATAAAGAGTATACCACAAATTTCCCTCTTTATATTCGCCTTCTCCTGTTACTACCTTATACAAAACTTTATCTTCTCCGATTTCTGGAAGTTCTGTTAAGTTATAGTATAATTTTTGATCTATAGAATACTCTTTTAGGTCAACATAGTCAGGAGCATTAGTATTTTGTTCAACCTTAATTGGTCTATATAAGAATAAAGTAACTCCAGATTCTAAAAGTTCATCATAATAATCTTTCCCTGGAAAATCTGATCCAAACCAAATATCAAGTTCATCAGGAGTTCTCACAAGTATTGGTTTCTCATATGACATCTTAGAATCTACAACTTCAGAAAATACTGTAAAATCATCTTGTTCAGTGGAGTACTTTATATTAGTTGTTCCTAATCTTAAATACATAGCTTTATATTATTTAATTAGTTTCATTACTGAATTTACTCCACTTTCTACTATAGAACCGTAATCTGTTTTTGAAGAATTATCGGGAGCTTTATGTTGTATTACCTTAACTTCTGGAATTTTTCCTTCATTTGGATTCTCTCCTACGATACTAAATGATACCGTAAGATCTCCTGCACCGTCTCCAATATCCCCTGTATACTCTTCAGAGAAATCTTTCATTACTAAAAGCAAATCAAATTTTTGAATTGTACTATATTGTGGTGTCATAACATATATTCTACATCTGAAGCATATATTTTTATACATAGCAATACACACATTATTAGTATCTATTGCTGTAAGTGAATATTCATCCGGGGGCAGTATATAATAATCAGATGTATGTCCTTCGCTATTATAAATTGCAGCTTTAGCACATTCTTCAAAGTATCGTCTCCAAGATTTATATTGATCGTCGGCGATAGTTATTCGAAGTTCATTAGTAAATTCCATTGAAACAGGATAACTAATTTCACCATCATACAAGCTCAGTGTTTTTGATGTCATTTTAGATTTTTGAAGATCAAAACTAGTAAATGGAATCCATTTATTATAAGCTGTATTTACTCCATGCATTACGATATTTCTTATATTTATTTCGTGGATTCCAGGAAGATAATTAAGATCTCCATTTTCAGGCCCTGCATAAGGTTCAAGAGCAATTTCCCAGAAAGCATTAGTATCTAATGTTTGAATATTATAATTTGAATACCCTGTTGAGGTAAATTTATCTGGAGTTGTAATAAATGGGCTAGATTTTAATACATTATATAAACCTTCTACAGTATTAGTATCGTCAGTATCGCTAGATATCCCACATAATTCCTCTAGAGTAATTAATATACCTTTACCTGAAATATAATTATTTTTAAAACTGTATGTTCTTTCTCCTCCAGAAGATCCTAAAGCCATATCTTTTAAAGCACTACCTGCTTTTTTCCAAAAGGATGATGATGAATTTTTCTTTGCTCCTTCATTAGTTATTTTACTTAAGAGTTCGATTTCATCATAAGAAAATACAGATTGACTTTTTATAGGATTAGAAGCATTACTACTAGTTGATCGTGTATTCGCTTCTTCAAATCCATTATATTTAAATTTATTTTCATCTGGTCTATTCAAAGGATTAGATATATCTACTGATTTGCTTCCAACGATACTATTAACAGCATCTCCGAGCTTGTCTCCTAGGTTGTCAAGTGCACCAGAAACTCCTCCAGATACTAAATCACCCAATAAACCGCCATCATTTCCAGGGAGTCTATATCGATTTGATTTAGTTACTTTTTCAAGCTCGTCTCTAGCTACTACCAAACCAGCTAGTGTTTCATTAACAAGAAGTTGTCTTGCCTCTCCATGTACTCCAGTCCAGCCCACGGCTTTTTCAGCAGTCCATCTAAGATAATTACTTAAATTAAGAGATTCTAATCCAAATTTAGGTAATTTCATAGGAGGACCTTCTACTTGTTCAGAAGATAGTTCAGGATTTTCTGAATATTTATAAATTTCTTGTCCATCAGGAGCTTGTGCATCTGGAATTTCTTTTTGTTGATTATAGAAATAAGTAGGATTTTCTATGATTTTTTCTACTTCTTCTGGAGAAAGATAATTATATGATCCTTCTGTTTCTACTCTAGGAGCTGAATTTCCTTTAGCTACTTCAGGTAACTTATCTTTATAATTATATTGTTGTTCTGGATTTTCTATGATTTTTTCTACTTCTTCTGGAGAAAGATAATTTTCATTATCTGTTTCTGGAACTTCTAGAATAGAATCGTAAAAATTTCCAAGATCTCCACCAAGACTATCTAACTCTTCTGGGCCAAGAGGAGTATAATCTCCAGATTGTCTAGGAGCATCAGCTATTTCTGGAACTTCAAGGAGAGAATCATAGAAATTATTGATATTTCCACCAAGACTATCTAATTCTTCCGGACCTAATGGAGTATAACCTTCATATCCATCTCCAGAAGTTTCAGGGAGTTCGAGTTTTTCATCTTCTAACTCAAAATCTCTAGTATCTTCAAGTTTATCTATAAAATCTTCAAGACTTTCAGGTTCAGCTTCCTCTGTACCTTTTAAATCTATCCTTTCATCTTCTAAAGAACTTGATTCATATTCTTTAGTACCCTCTAAGTTTATTCTCTCGTCTTCTAAAGATTTAGGTTCGAATTCTTTAGTTCCGGTTAAATCTATTCTAGTGTCCTCTAACTCAGAAGCCTCATAATCCTTCGTATTTTCTAGATCATCAAGATAATCCTCAAGTTCAGACATCTCAGCTTCTTTAGTTCCAGTTAAGTCTATTCTAGTATCTTCAAGAGAATTATTATCTTCTACACTTAAGTTTTCTCTATAATCCTCTAAAGTAGATATCTCAGATTCTTCAGTACCTTCCAAATCTATTTTAGTGTTTCCAAGTTCTTCTAATACCTTTACAGTACCTCCAAGAGTTATTTTATCTTCAGGTAAACTCTTTAATTCTTCCCCACTTCTAAGAGACTCTTTATGATTCTCTAATTCATCTAACTCCTCCGGCGTTTTCCTAAGATTTTCCCTATAAGTTTCTAACTCTTTATCTTCTACGGTTCTCTCTAAAGATACTTTGGTTTTAGAAAGTTCAGCATCATCTACTGGATTTCTGAGTTTAACTTTAGTATCTTCAAGTTCTTTTAGATTATCTTTTCCACTATTTAATTTTTCTCTGTGATCTTCTAACTTATCTAATTCCTCCGGCGTTTCTTTAAGATCTTCTCTATAACTAGATAATTCAGAAGTTTCAATTGTTTTTTCTAAAGATATTCGAGTAGTGTCTAATTCATTTTTAGAATCTACTTCGAGCTGTTCTTTGTATGATAAATCTTTAAATCCTTCAAGGTCTATTCTTGTTAGATCTAATTCTAGGTTGTGATTATCAATAAGAGATTCTCTTTCTTTTCCTAACTCTAGATCTTTTTCTGGAACCTTAAGATTTTCTTTTGTATTTATATAAAGATTTCTTACATCTCTAACTCCTTCTAGATTTAACTTTTCTGTACCTAGAGATTTTAATTCTTTTGGTTCCTCAGTTAATTCTTCTCGGCGGTCTTCTAGGGTTGGTTCAAGGATATTTTTTTTATTTACTATATCCTCACGATGTTTCTCTAGTTCTGTTTTCCTAGGATCATACAGATTTTCACGTGTCTTTTCTGTATACAACCCATGATTTTCCGCCGAGTCAGAGTTTCTATTATCAGAAAGTGGTTCTCGTGATGATTCTTTATATAGACTTTTAATACCACGAACCCCATCTAATCCCTCTATATAATCTTCGAGAGAATTAATTTCTGGAATCCTCCCTGTTGTTCTTCCAGGGAGTTCTAGATTATCTTTCTCTAGGGAAGTATGATTTTCTTGAGTTGTTCTAATACTTTTAAGATATTTACTAAGAGCTTTTACTTCCTCAGGTCTAGTAAGTTGATCACATCCAGGAATTTTATTTTGCTTCAGAATCTCATTTTCTATATTTCTTTCTCTCATAATTACATATCTAAAGTTTCAATAATACTATTCAATGTATAAACATAGAATACTTCAGCTACTTCAGAGTAACCCATTTTAAGAGATATTTTAAATCTGAATGTATATTTTCCACGAGTATATTGTAATTCATCCCCTACTTCAAGAGATCCATCATCTGTATATACTTCTAGATTATCTCTGTTTCGATTCCATACATCTCTTAGTTCATTCTGATTTAATATCAATATTGTAGTAAATTGATCATAATCGTTCTCTAATGTACTACTTGATGAATATGTACCTCCAAAAACATTTTTCCATTTTGAATTACTCTTTGGTCTGAGTACTACAAATTCAGTCCCAAGAAGTTTTAATTGTAATTTTATATTTTTCATTCCAATAGAATAAAGCCTATTTGCCTTATCTAAGTTTTTTGAAATCATATCCGCCATAATAGTATATATTTAGTTTAAAGATTAATCACAGTCAATAATAGTACAAAATTCTTCTGTATCAATTATCTCACGTATTAATTTATATATCTGTTTAAAAGTAAGAGATCCTGATAGTTTCATTACATATATATCTCTCTCTAGGATCGTAATTGTTCTAATATGAGCTGCCATAGATCTAATGAAATCATCAATTTCGTACTGACTATATTCAAGATCTTTTGGAATATATATTTTAATTGAAGATGGATCAGGATATATACTAATTACATCTTTGGGAATTTTACTAGAAACTTCATAATCCCCGATACGATCTTTATCCAATTTCTCTGTTAATTTCGTTATCATCTTTCTAGCTTGTAAATCTGAAAAATATCGAATTCTAGGTACTATCATTTTTCAAATATATTAGGTTTTACATCAGTTGACATGAATTTTTTTAAGATAAAATCAAATTCATTTCTTGTTTTAATTGTGTAGTTATATACAACTACTTTTCCAGTATCTACCCTATTTACTATCGTTTTTAAGTGATTCCAGAAAATAGAATCAATCTTCTTAAGTTCGTTGGTATCCTCTTTATTTACTGTTATTACGAATATTCCAGAGATCATTGACATATTAATACCTATATCTCCACCAAATTCTCCAACAGTATAATCTAGACCTTCAACATAACGAAGTCTTTTAAGGCTATTTTCTAAGTACTTATTTCCAAAGTCTCCTCGATATGTAGGAATTATATCAGGATCATTAGAAAAAGTTACTGCAGCACTATAAATTAAACCGATAAGATCTTCAGATTTACCGGAAAATAGAAATTTTCCCGTTTTCCCAATAAATTTCTTTAAATCATATTTATTTAAAGACTTAACCGAAAAATCCTTCTGTTCAACTTCCTTAATTCTATTTTCAACTAAAGCTTTGTTATCAAGAAGATTTATTTTTACTCCAAGAGTATTACTGAGTTCCATTATAAAGTTGGCTATAACTTGATAATTTGTAAATACAATAGCCACTGAATAAGAATTATTTCTAGAATTGATTGCATAACTACTATATTCCATCCCTGTATACTTCTTACAGTAATAGTCTAAACTATCTGAAGTCTTTTCCAATTCCTTAGAGGTCATTCCAAAAGTATACATGGTAATGGAATTATCTTGTATTGAAAAATTTAATTTATAAGCTGTTACATTTCGATCATTAAAACTAAACTTCTCATCTATTTTTGCTCTTTTATCTAATGAATCTCCTATAGTTACTCCAGAAGCTCTATAAATACCAAACTCACGACGAATTAATTTATCTACTTCTTGAAATTTAATAGATGACATTGGATTGTGTAAATAGTTTAAGAAGAATTTTAATACTACACCTGCTATAGTTCCATATTTACCTCCAGTTATAGCACCACTGGTAATACTAGCATCTTTTAGGAGACTACCTGTAACTCCTCCAATACCAGCACCAGCTAAGGCAGATTTTCCGATTACTTCTATAGCTCCTGGAACCTTATCCATATCCTTTGGACCTGTATAGTGACCCTCCGGAATTGTATATTGTTTTTGTCTAAATTTTGTCATACCATAAGATTTTTTAAATAATTAGTTGAGCTATTTACTACATCTTCTACAACTCTACCTCCTTTACTATCTACATACTTAGATGCAGCCTTAGACATTTTATCACCAACTCCAATCTTTTTCCACATAGTTTTCTCTGGTTTTCCTACTACACTAACTAAAGCAGATGTTCCAGGAATAGGTACTGTTTTCATAGCTACAGAAGTTATAGGTGCTTCTATAGATGGTTGAATTACTTTAGTATTTACAACTCTTCCTGGATTAATGGCTGCTTGATTTGCCGCCATTTTTACTCCTTCTATCTTATTTAAACCTCTTGCTGTAGCTTCTAAGACTTTATTTTGTGTTTTTATGGCGGATCTTTTTGCAGCCATTGGAGTCTTTCTAAGAACTTTTTTATTAAATCCAGCCAATACTCTAGTTCCTGTAAGAGAATACAACTTTCTTTTTATTATCATAATTTTATATATTAAACAAGTAAATCTCCATACCATCCAGATTGGAGTATATAATTATCACACCTAGATCTAAGCTCTTGATATGCAGGGTCGATATTAGATAAAACGTCAATAGAAACACCAGGGAGCAATAAAGAAGCTTTGAGATTTCTGATGTAATTCAATAAATGACATAATGTAAGGTCCATGAAAAATGTACCCCTTGATCCTTCTTCTATATTCAGCCAATAAATAGCTGCTTTAGATGATCCTGGATTAAACGTTTTATCAGGAAGAAAGTCAGGAATTATTGGTCGACTACATATTCCCCTAACATAAAATTGATCATAGCTAGGCATATCCATCATAAAAACATATGGACGTCTATAATCCGTAAAATAAGTATAGTTTCCTGGAGCTGGATAAGATATAGAACCTATTCTGTACATAGGAATAGAATTTGGAACTAATATAATCTGATCTTCCGATATTTTACAATCAAGAAATAATGTAAAATTACTCTTAATCTCACAATATCCTTCAAGTCCCATGTTCTCACAACTACACATCTGAGAACGGTTCATTTTCATCTCCAGAACTAATGGTAGAGTATTTTCAAATTCTCTTAATGACTCCTTAATTATTTCCAGTAGTATTTCATCTGCACTAAGGTAGTCATTTAAATCTAAAATTTCGTCAAGAGAAGTTAAATTGACTAATGCTGCTCGTATAAATAACTTCTTCTTAAGATCTATTAATAATGTTTTATCCATGATATAATACTGGTAATAATTTAGGTTCTACTTTTGTTGTTATATCTTTTCCTTCTTCGAAAAATATCTTTATGATTTCAGGGATTCTATTATTGTCTTTATAGGAAATTCGAAGAAGTTTTATATTATTTTCTTTGCAATATTGTTCTAAACATCTATCTCGGTTGACTTGATTTACGAAATTTTGATACGTAGATTGAAAGAAAGAAGTAAATTCATAATGTTGCTTTCCATCATATTCTATTATCGATATTAAATTATTATTTTTATCTACAATAGCTATATCTAGAAATAATGATTTTTTCTTTTCTGTGTACGAGTCGATCAAAGAAATTGAAAATTGTTGTATTGCTAAATAGTTAGTTCCTTTGATTAATTCAATTACTTGTTTAAAGCAATATTTTTCATGATCAGATATTCCACTTCTAATTTCTTGATCACAACTTGGGCATAAAGGACCTCTTATAGAGCTATTACATGCTAAAGTATTAAAACAAACAGTATCCCAGATAAGATTATGTTTATTACATTTTAAAATTAATTTTGTTTTTGTATTTACATACTTTCCTCCAACAAAACCAAGAAACTCTATATTATTTCCAAAAATTTTATTTCTTTTTTCTAAAAATTCATGAATTATTTTAATTGCTTCTTCATCTGTATGTTTTTTAGACTCTATATGTTTTTCGATTCTACATTTAGGACATATTCCTCCAAGTGATTTATGACTATCATTTCTTGGTTTTCTAATTAAAGCTGTATATTTAATATTAAATTTACCATGAATAGGACATATTACTGTAATAATACTGTTTATATCTTTAAATTGAGTTAATATATTAGAATAGTCATAATCTCTTCCATCGTTTTTATGAAGCTCTAAAACTTTCAATAAAGCATCTTCTGGAGAGTATACTATAGATCTACACCTATTACATTCAGGAGAGTGTTCTATATCTTTAAATCTAATTAGAAAATATCTTACCGTATAATTATCCCAAGTTATATTATGTTCTCTACAGTGTAAGATTATATGAGTATTATCTTTAGAAATATAGTCATTTTCTTCTTTAAAACCTAGAAATTCTATTTTCTTATTAAATTTTTTATTCGTTTGTTCTAATATGTTTGTTATTTCTTCAATTAATATATCTTTTTTTATTCCTCTTTTCATGGTTTAGTATTTTATAAAGGATAGTATGTCAGATTTCTCCAACATACTATCTATTATTGATTTTATTTTAATTTGCCTTTTGTTATTCAAGGGTTGCTTCTCTTGTATCTTCATACTCTGAGACTGCAAGTTGCATACCAACGTCCCCAAATTTTTTAATTTTTATTAAAAGGAGACTATATTATCTAAGAAAATTTCTTAGTGTTTACTCTAGTCGTTGAGAAACTATTTTTTTTTAATAGTTTTTGCTGATTTAATTTATTATTTTTTCCAGCAATTAAAAACATTTTCATAGAATTTAATTTTCTATGCTTCAACTGTTTAAAGATATCATGGTAGACAATTACATATTTTAACGCTCTTTGATACAATTTGTTAATAATTTTCTTAATAAGTTTTATTAAAGTTCAGACTATATCATACCTTTTATTGGTGTAAGTATTTAGTCGTTGAGAAGATAGTTTTTACTACCTTTTGCTGATATTTAATTATAAATTTCCAGCAGTTTCTTACTTTTCTTATTAATTTTATAAGCCGCTATTTGTTTAACGGACAAGAACGTTAACTACCATCTTATTTTGTCGTTGGATTTGAACAGGGTTATTTGTCTCATCAATGATAATACGGTAATCATCAATATTATAAGACATTGGGAGAATAGTTGATTTGAACCAGTACTTTTAAATTATTAGTAATTATTAATAAGCAGACTATATCATCTAAATTATATTTCAAACTTAGTTATACATTTAGTCGTTGAGAACATCTATTTCGTTTAGATATTTTGCTGATTTGATTATCTTAACTGATAATAAGATTCTTTCCAGCATTTTAGTATAATTTTCCTATTTATAATATTGTAAATAGGCGACTACATAATTAATCGATAGTTCCAATCGCACTTTCCCATAGTTTTGGTGCAATTCTCCAGCCTATATACTGTTTAAGTAGTACAGGCATAGCCTTTGAGATACGAATAGCTAAACGAGAATTACCTTCATCTGAAACAATATTATCTACACTTTGCTTAGTATAGTTATCATTCATATTCCAAGCGTTAGTTTGATAATTCCAGAGTACAGTATTTACTCGTTTTGATAGCAGAAGTTGACGAGTTTTCTTATTAAACTCTGTCATAGGTCTTTGATACTGAACAATACCATTAGTTTGTCCAAGCACAGGAGCAAATTCTGCATTATTTCTACGGTTTCTAGCTACAGCTTCCCAGTAAACAACAGCAGGTGAGCAATAATATTTCCATCCAAATGTACCGGAGTCGATATCCCAAGGTGCAGACAGATAGAGTTTATATGAATCTTGTGCTATTTTAGTTGCATTATTAGCGATAGTCATATAATTTGTGCTCTGAACTGTTGATACTGGATAGAAATAGTTAGAATTGATAGCCATATTAGCCAAGTAATTCTGGAAACTTAGTGATGTATTTCCAAGGTCACATAATCCTTCAACCACATAGATTTCCTGAATGTTGATTTCGTCAAGTGCTTTCTTAAGATCCGATTCAGATACATCAAGAATATCTGTTTCAGTTGGATCTACGCCTAATTTTGCATAAACTTGATCTCCACCATTTTCTTGATATTCATAGTACTTATATGAACTTCCAGATCCAACTCGGTAAACATCTCCAACTGACATACCTTTTGAGTTGTAAAGATCAGTCATTGAAGAAACTGTTTGTTTATAAGAACCTGCATTTGGGTCATTAGGATCAAGTTCTACCCATACTTTATCATCAGCTCCGTATCCATAGTAGTTCAATCCAAGCTCTCTCATATCGTCAGGGAGTTGAAGTTGAATCATACTTAGGAGTTCATTGAGTTCTGATACTTCCATATCTCCACGGCCGGTTACTTTACCTATATTAAAGAACTGTACTTCGTCAGAAATATTAGGATCAAGAACAGCGACTTCATAAAAATCTCGCTGTAGGATACTTTCTGACGGTTCTACTGTTCCTTTCTTAGTATAGGTATCTAGAACGGCCGATAGTACCATATAAGGAGAATCAGAGTTTTCGTTCAAAGCGGGGTTAGTTAATTCTTTGGTAACTACTGCATCATGATTAAAACGTCTAATTCTAACTCTCAGATCAGTATTAGAGTTATATTGATTAACTGCATAATATTTCTGTTCTTCGAAACCAGACCAAGCGGAAGCATTAATATCTATAAGTTTTTGATTAGGATTATCACTAGTCCAATCAGGTTCACAAATCACGATATACTGCTTTCCTAGTGGACATCTAGAGTCTGAAGTATCTAGCATATCCTGTCCTAGATAAAGTTCATAGAATACAACTGCCTTTGCTTTATCGGGATCAGTTGTTTCATTTTCAGAGATGATATTATTAGGATCTGTGAAGAATTTATAAGATGGAGAGAAGAATTTATTAGTTTCATTCATTTGATTTACTAAGTCGGGGAGAGTTCTTACATAGTAATCATATTGAGGACCATCATCGGTGGTACGATTACCAAGAATACCTACTCCATTCAAATTAATTGACCATCCATCTTGATCATGTTCTGCATCATCACCATCAATATCAAGAACAAACTTAACGACACCTTTATCAGCATCTCTAAATCCCTTCATTAAAGCACCATCTCTAAGGATATATGTACTATAATCAGTTTTAGTCATGGGTTTAGCGTAGTAGATATCGTTAGCTTTAGATGCTCTACAAACCAGCATAACATTAGAGCCAGCCAATCTATAAGCATTCATCCACATTGTTGCAGCTACATTTTTATCTCCTGTATTATTAGCATCATGATAAAGATTATTCAAGGATGCCATATAATCTTCTGTTAAGTCCCCTGAAGCATAAGTTTTTAAGAATTCAGATTGACTAGAGATCAGTGTAGGAACTGCTGGGCCTGCATCAGAAATTAAAGTCACTCCGATAATTAAACTTTCACCTGCAGTAGGATTAAGAGCTGCGGTATGTACTCTCTCTATAACTTTTACATACGGTTCGAGAGTTTCAGTCCATTGTGCCATAATTTAAATATAATAATTAATTGTTTTATTTAACCAACTTCTACGAGATATACTGGATATTTATTTCTTATAAATTTTTCACATATTCCAGCTATTAAACCAACATCAGCGGTTCCATCAGATATAGTAGTTATAGAAATCTCATTATATCTACTTTTACTTTCTTCTGTTACTGCACTTGAGTTTGGTAGATTTCGTATTATGTTTTTTGTTATATCTTTTAGTTTATTATCTGCTATTGTATTTACTAGAAGTCTAAGTTCACCAGAATTTCTTGTTATAGCTACACTTATTGCTGATTTAAGAGAATCCGCCGTTTTAGGATCTCTTGTAAAATCGGAGCCTTCTTTAAAACCTGTTTTCTTAAGATCCTCTACTACTCTATCCATTAATCTATTGTCAACTGTTAACTTTCTGGAAATAGCCTCATCACCTTTTTTTATAGTACCAACTAAGGCTCCAAGAGCTGCTCCGACTAATGTTCCGGCGGCTACTACTCCAAGTCGTTTAGCAAATGGACTTAGAGCATTTAATTTTCGGAAAGTAGGGTTACTTCCTTCATATTTAATATTTTTAGCATCTTTTCCGGATAATGGTAAACTTAGAGTAGCTACGTTTCCACCAATTATAGCTCCTTTAACAGTATCAGATAATATACTAAAGTCTTTTCTTCTAAATGTAATCATATTATTATCATTTTTCTCGGAAAAGATTTTTTTAAATTTATAAGAGGTTGTCTTTTTAGGTTCTTTTACTTCTACCTCTTTTAAAGTTTTATTAACTCCTCCAAGTGCTTTAGTTAATCTATCCATTGCTTCTAGCTGTTCATCTTGATATTTTTTATCAGAATTTTTTCTAGTAGCATTAATAGCAAGATTAGTTCCAGAAAATCCAGCAGTGGCAGTAGTAATTTTTGCCGTAGGATTATTTTTATAAAACTCCTTTACATCTCTGATTATTTTCTTTGGTTTAAATTTTGCCATAATTTTTATTAGTTTTAATAGGAATAACCATCTCTTTGAGTCATATTCGTCTTCCAATCTTGTTTTTCTCTTCGTCTAGCCTGTCTCTGAGCATAATTAAGTCTTTTATTATACCATTCATTATTTTCAGCTTGTTTATTTCTATTTCGAAGAGCCATTCCACCTGCTAGAAGACCACCAACAACTAATCCAGTTTTTCCACCTTTACCCATTCTTCCGAGTAAACTACGACCTGCCTTATTCTTTCCGAAAGCTCCAGCAACAGCACCAACTGTTCCACCAAGAGCAGCACCACCAAGAGCAGCACCAGCTACAGAACCATATCCAGGAGCTTGTTTTGGTTTTTCAGCAAGAATATCTGAATCTTTCATTCTCTTAAGATTATCAGTATCGTCGTATTTAGTGAATAATTTTCTTTTTATAATCATTGTATTTCTTGATTTTTAGAATCTTGATATTTGAAAGCATCTTTATCTAGAGCCCGAGCTGTTTTATTTACTATCTTCTCTCCAGTTCCCCACGTTGCTCCTAAAACTGCAGCACCGACTGGAATACTACCTGCTAAGGCTGTTTTGGGGTTATCCATGATGAACTTACCTGCTTTTTGAGACCATACTGAACCTGAATGTTTTCCATATCTATTTAACTGATGACCGAATTTGTATACACCTTTTCGACCACCTCCGCCAGATAAATTAGAAAGTCCACCTAAAATTGTTTGTCCAGGAGTTTTAAATATCTGTGAATTTCTTACAGATTTAGAAGCGCCAGTAAATAATCTTTTAACTGCCATTACTCCAGGGACTGCATAGTTTCTCTGAGTTAATGCCATCTGATCTTTATATTGAGCTTTTTCAGCAGAGTATCCGAGAGCCATGGGAGCAGAACCTAGAGCAGCCATCGTTATTAACGTTCCTTTATTTTTTTTTGCAGCTTCTCCTAAAACTTTTCCAGTACCTTTTACTGCTTTCATTATAGATCCAGCAGAATAGGTTTTTTCAAGAGGCATTCCATTTTTCTTCATATCTTTTTGAATTGCTTTATCAGTAAGATATGAAGCTCCTGCCATTGTAGCTCCCATCATAGTTCCACCAATCAGCTTATTTTTTCCTTTCCACACAATTTTACCAACATCTTTAGCGAGACCTTTAGCATTTCCTAAAGTTTTATTATTCTTAAGAGTTGCTGTAAGTTTTGCAAAATTTATTTGAGCAAACTGTTTTTGTCCCATTACATCTGCTGCTTGTTGTGCTGCTTGTGGATTATTTTTTGCGTTTTCTGCAATTTTATTTAAAGCTTTGGTCATCTTTCTATTTTGCTCCTCTGCCTGTGCTGCTTGTTCCTCAGCTTGTTTCATTTGATCAGAGCCTTGTTTTAGAGAAAGACCTGTACCAATAGCCCCTGCAGCATTTAAAGCCATTCCCCAAAAAAATTCTTTTTGTCTAAACTTAATCATAATCTAAATCCTCCTATAATTAAGTCTGCATATCTTGACCGGCAGTTTTAAGACCTTTTCCAAGACCTCTAGTAGCTGCAGAACCTAAGAGATAACCAGCTCCCATACCTAAAATACTTCCAAATGGTCCCCCTATCATTGTTCCAATAGTTCCTCCTAATTTAGTAGCTCCTAAAACACCACCAGCGATTCCGGCTACTTTATTATCAAGAGCTTTACCAACTCCTTCTGTAACTCCTCCAAGTGTATTTCCGGCAGCTTCAGTTAGTGCATTGTAACATTTTCTTTTTAATCTGTATCTTGCCATTTACCTCTTCCTCCACGATTTAATTCTTGATTTAATTTTCTCATTTCTTTTCCTAAATTACCGATTCCAGCTAATTCACGTTGAGAAGTATTCATTCTACCCAGTCTATCCATATCTGTATCATATTTTCTCCCTTTAGTGAAACCAAGAGCTGGGTTATTAGTATTTAATATCTTGGTTTGAGAAAATCTCTTTACAATCATCATGCATTAAGTAAATATATTTTATAACCTAATCCGAAGGGTAATATATTCAATGCATTAATAGCATCTTCGATAGATTTGAATTCTAAGACCAATGATCTTGATTTTTTATCATATTTGATAGCCTCTCCAAGCAATTCAGAAACTTCATAAGATAGATCAAAGGAAGGAGAGAATGAACCAGATAGATAGGGATATTGTTTATCACCGCCTTTACTCTTAAATTCTCTTTGCTCTAAAATTGATCCTGGAAATTCTGAATACTTCTTTTCTTTCTTTTTTCCACCTCTTCTTTCTTCAGGATTATCATTCCTAGGTCCAGAAGTGTCTCCTAAAGAAGTATTATTATTTCCTCCATTATTGTTATTATTCCAATTTGGATCACTATCTTTTGGCGCAAATATAGAATGACTTACGTTTAATTGCATATTTCCAAGACGTTTATCATATGTTTTACCTGGAAGTCTAACCTCATCTGGTAACTTTGCTTTGGCACCAATTTTTAGATACATTCTATATTTATCTTTTCCAAACATAGAAGTACTAATTACAAATCTTTCGATTACTACATTATTTCCTCTAAGAACAGGAATTAATGCACTAGTATCTATTACTCCGAATTTATTTCTATCAGAATATCGCATAAGTTTTACATAAAGACTTCTCATTGCATCATATTCTGTAAATTCTTTCTGTCTAAATTTAATCATGCCACAACTGATAAATTATATTTTGTAGCGAGAATTTCTATAATATCAAAAGCTATTCCTAAGTGATCAGTTTCTGCTGTGATTACTCTGGTTTCTTTATTAATATCAGTTATTCTCATTCTAAAAATATCTTTGATTAATTTTTGAGTATAATTGTATAATTCCTTATCCTGTACTTGAATTTGATAATATCCAGACTCATTTTTTATAAATGAAACTAAAACCATAGCCTTAGAATTAACTCTACTAACGCTATCTGCTTGCTCTGGAGTTATAATATTAGGCCGTAATCCTTGTTTCTTTAAATATTCAATAGCGTCCGGCATTAAATTTTGGATAAGGTATTTCTTCTTTCTAAAATTTATCATAACCCTTTGTTTATAATTGTTGTTTCAGTATCAACCGGAACTTCATAATGATAATCTGGATTATTTCGTTCAAACTCTATATTCTGAACTATTTCTTCTAGGAATTTATATCTATCATCAATTACTTCATAGAAAAATAGTTCACATCTGAATTGACATTGATAAGAGAAATTTGAATTATCATCTTGTTGATATGTCTGGTTAAAATCTTCAGTTATTCCTCCCCATTTTATTGCAGCTGTCCATCTTTGTCCATATCTATCTGATGTTTTGAATTCACAGAAATTAGTAAGTAATGTGACATTCATATATCTATTTTTAAAGTCAAAGAATAATGGCATATCAGTACTTCTTAGATAAAATTCAACTGGTATTTTATGCTGCATTACTTTATCATCAGAATACTTAGGATGATTATCTTTCACTGGAGTCTGAAGAAATTGATAAACAACATGTGATGTTTTAGTTAATGTAGTTTCTTTATTAATTCTAACTAACTCTAAACCATAATCATCTAAAATTTTACGTAATTCTAGAATAAATTGATCTTGATAATCTACAGCCCTTATAACATAATCATTATATTTCCTTCTTAATGTAAATATTGTTTCAGATTCAGATTCAAGTGTAACATCATCTGAACTAATTATAATTTTAGGAAAATTTCTTATCTCATAACAGCTTGGTCTAGGTCCAATAGGTTGAAGATATATAAGATTTCCAGAGTAAAACAAGAAATTTATAAACTCAGGATTTTTATAATCTCCTTCCGAAACTACTATTGTTGTATAATTATAGTTTTGGATAACTCTAGATTCTGAGTCATTTACAATAACTATATTAATAGTATGTGGATCATAAGTTAATTTTCTTAACTTAAGTCCATTTAATGTAACATAAGTATTTTTAAATAATTTAGGAAGTCCTGTAGGGAGCATGTCAATTCTTTTTTCAGTACACGGTATTCCTAAAAGATCTGATAAACTTCCAGAAGTACTTCCTGGAGAATAAGTTAGAGTGAGAGTAGATCTTGAAGTATCCTCTACTATAGAGCTTATTTGTCCTTCTTTTACTTGAAAATACCTACATTTATTAGAAGAGAGTTTAAGACCTCTGTAAATTACATCACTCATAAAACTTATTTTAATATTTTAAAATTAATTTTCAGGGATTAACTTCTTCCTTAACTATTAGCTTTATTTTCTGCTGCTAAAAATGTACCAGCACCTAATGCAGCAGTTCCGGCGGCAGCAACACCTAATCCTTTACCTATTCCAATAGTGCCTCTTCCCACAGTAGAAGCTAAATTCTTAAAACCTTTGGCATTTTCTCCTGCTTTAAAAGCTCCTTTTGCTGCAGTCCAATTTGCCGCTGTTTTGGCGAATGGAGAAAATAATCCAAAATTTTTTCTTTTAAGCTTATAAGTTGCCATAATTATTTCATAATTTTTCCAAGTGCCTGCATACCTTTTTGATCAGCTTTTGCATTAAAAGCTTGTTTTGTCATCTGAGATCCTGTTTTCTTTAAAAGTGCATTATCAATTTGTTTAGCTCGTGCAACTCCAAAATCCTTAGCCCCAGACATCATCATTCTATCTCCAACTTTTCCTCCAACAGCTTTACCAGCTTTCATTAGTCCAGTATTAGTTTTAGCCATTATGTTAGCACCAAATGCACCTTTTTTAGCCCCAAGAATGGCTGCACCTGCTGCGAGGCCACCTAAAGCTAATTTTTTCCCAGTACTCATTCCGCCTTTATCATCAGAATATAATTTTCTCTTTAATCTAAATGTACTTGCCATAATTGTAAAAATTAAAAAGAGAAGGAACCTTAAGTCTATAAGACCTAGGGAATCCCTCTCTTTGTTTAAAATCATTTTATTCTTTAGGGATCTGAGAGTTTAACAATCCAAATGATTTTTATGGTTTAATTAGATACCGAATTTGAAAGTAACCTTCTGTACCAATTCAGGAGCCATATACTTAGTACCTTCCTGATAGTAGATACCAGAAGCCATCTGAGTTGGGTTATTGTAGTTACCAATAGTCGGAGTATCAGTCAAAGGCATATAGATACCACGTGCAAGCGGAGCCATCTGACCATCTTTTGTTTTGTGAATTGCATAGAAAGTACCTTCACCCGGAGCTTCAGCAATATCAGTAGAACGAAGTACAGGAATACCATTATACCAACCCAACAGGTCATTGATATAAGTCATCTTAGTATTACGTTCCCATTTACCAATCATTCCACCCTTCTGGAATTGATTAGATGCCATATTACCAGCTACATAGGCAGTAACATCAACACCCTTAACAGCTTTAGTTGCCAATGCACTTTCAACATTAATCAAGTAAGCATCGAACAAGTCAACTCTAGAACGATAATCCATGAACTGACCAGTCATAGCACCCTGAGTCAAATCCAAGTCAGCCATAACGTTACCATTATAACCTTCTTCCAAAGTAGAAACCAATTTATAGTTAATTACCTTAGTATACAATTCACGAAGCTTAGTGAACAAGAAAGTAGCCATATCAGAACCAGTTGCTTTCTTCATAGCACCTAAAGCAGCAATGTTATATTCAGCTACCAACATATCAGGTACAGTAGCCAAACCAAGCTGTTGCATCTTAGCGATAAATCTCTTATCATTAGCATGTGCATTAGAAGCACCAATAGTATTACAAGGAGTACCAGTAACATCTTCCTTACCTACAATAGTGATAGTTTCTGTAGCAGCATCACCAGCCAAAGCAGTAGCCAAAGTAAATTCTACACGACCATTCAAATAGTTGATAGTACCGTTAGAAATCTTACCAGCAACAGCCATGAAAGCACCCTGACCATTATCGATCAATTCGAATTTTTCAGTTGCAGTAGCAATCTTAACACGTACTGTACCAGGGATAATCTTACGACCAATCAAAGAAGAGTAGTCAGCATTAGTAGTCGGAGTAATATTCAAAGTAAAGTTACCCATAGCTTGAATATCCTGATAGTTATCCGGACCTAAGTTAGGAATAACAGAACGCATATCAGTTACACCCAAAACGTCGAACCAATAGAACAAACCATTAGGCTGATCAAAGTCACGTTCGATAGACATATAACCTGCGAATGAGCTTACATAAGAAGCTACAGAAGCATTGAAATACTGAGTAGACAGCAACGGAGTTTCTGCATAACCAGAGAAAGTCTTCTGCAGCAAATTACCTGCATTACCTAGACCAAACAAATCTTTCATTTCATCGTTACGAGAGAACATCTTAGCATATTCACGAGAACGAAGGTTAGCATCTTCTGCTGATACTGAGCTATTAATAAGAGCCTCCATCATTGAAGGAGTCTGCATCATTTGCAAATACTGTGTATTCATAATGTATATAATGTTTTTATTATTTTTAGTTTATGTAAAATGGTTTTTGAGGATAACCATAAACCTATCTATTTATATTTAATTACTTACGAAAACTATTTCCAGTCAACCATGATACTAGAGTATCATTTGTATCACTGAATTTCTTTTCTGAGAACTGAGCTTCCTGAAGATCTTGTTCTTGAGCCTGTGCAGGAGCTTGTTTTGCTTCCATAATTTGCTGAGCTGCTTCTTCTGCTACTGCTTGGATACTTTGAACTGCCTGAAGTGCTTTATCTTCAATAGCTTCAACACTAGTAGCACCACCTTGTGCAGGAGCAACACCTGCCGGAACTGCTACTTCCTGAGGAGCTACAGCATTAGGATCAGCTAAAGGAATTACAGGAGTATTAGGATCTACTTCTCCAGCAGGAACAGGAACTGCACCTACAACATCTGAGAAGAATTTATTAAGAATAGGATCTTCATAATCTCCTGAGAATTTCTTTTCTTCTTTATCAATAGAATGTTCTTCAAGTTTGTCAGCTTCTTCTTCTGATAATGGATGACATTCAATATCATCTTCACTCATAGTAGCCTTAGTAAATTCACCATTTTCCTTATCTTCTATAATTGCTTCTGTAGCTGAAATTGGAGTAATGATTTCTTTATCTGTTTCTACTTTCTTACCAGTTTCAATAGCTTTTTCTACTGGACAATGACCATCTTCTTCAGAGAATAGACGAACCATATATTCAGTAAATTCCTCACCTTCAGAGAAGAATTTAGTTTCTGCCTCATTACAGTAGATATCTTCAGAAAATTCTTTTTCTTCATGATTTTCAACTTTATCTTCTACTGCAATACTGTTTGTTAGATTATCGGCTTCTGCTTCTGAGATAGGATTAACATCAAGAACTTCTTCATCCATCTCAGCTTTAGTAAATTCGCCATTTTCTTTATCCTGTATAACTGCAGTCTTAGAATCGATAGGCGTAATAATTTCTTTATCTGTTTCTACTTGTTCGCCAGTTTGGATTGCGCTTTCAATTTCAGCAGAATCAGCTTCTTCAGAGAACAAACGAATCATATACTGAGTAAGTTCTTCATTTTCTGAGAAAAATTTAGTTTCTGCTTCGTCACACCAAACATCAGAGAATTCTTTTTCTTCTTCCTCATCTTCGTCTTCCTCTTCTTCAGAAACAACGATATGATCTGTCAACTCTTCTGCTTGATCTTCGCTTATCTTTTCAAGCTCCATTTCTTCACCTTCTAAACTAACTTTAGTAAATTCATCTTTATTTTTATCCTGTATAACTGCAGTCTTAGAATCGATAGGTGTAATAACTTCAGAATCTGTTTCAATCTCATCACCATTTTCAATAGCATCTTCAATAGCATCCTGAGTTGCACTAATACTATCTACAGATTCAGAGAAGAAACGACACATAAAGTCTGTATTATCAGCTTGGAATTCAGTTAAGTAAATAGTATGATCTGAAAATTCTGCTTGTTCAGGTTCTCCAAGTTGTTCATCTTCAACTACACCAAGACCATTCAAGAGATCGATAGCATATTCACGAGCGTCTTCGGGGTTATCAAAAATTCTAACTCCTGCTACTCCTTTTTCTGTTAAACTCTGAACTAATTCTTGAGCTGATGCTTCGTCATACTCTGGAGCATCTACAATAACATGATTTACTGGATCTACTCCTACTACAAACAACGGATCAAACTGTTCTGCTTCACTAAAATTCTTAGATTCTAGCTCAGTAACATCCATATCTTCACCATTAAACTCTACCTTTGCTTGATCACCTGTAGATTCTGATGTAACAACTACTTCATTTTCACCAGTTTTCTCTACTTTAAGATCACCTACTTTAGCTGTTTCTTCTGATTCAATAACTTCTGAGAATAATCTTTCACAAAATTCTTGATCTGAGAAAATTCTAAGAACTACGCTATTATCAGTACTTACAGAGAATTCTTTTTCTTCGTATTCTTCTACAGCTTCAGGACCTTCTTGTGCAGTAATTTCTACACTTTCTTCATGACCAGCTGCTGGATTTAAACCACCATCAGGAAGATTCGGTGCAATAACAGCACTACCATCCATATGACTTTCAACTTCCTCGTCAACTGCACCTACCTGATTACCCGGAGTTACTCCATCCCCTTCCGGATGAAGATATCCCTCGATTTGTTCAGATTGTTCAGCTGGATACATATCATAAGTATCGTCCTCATCGGAAGCCTTTTCAACGATAGTAACTTCGCCATTTTCTTTGTCTGTTACTGAAACTTTACCGTCACCGATATTTTCATATTTTACTTCTTCAGTATCAACAGAGCCATTAGCCTTAGCATCTTCAATATCTTTGGCTACTTGCTTTGCTAATTCTTCATCCTTATCCTCTACAGCTGAGAATAGGACTTCCATAAATCTTGTATTTTTCATACTGAGTTTTATAAATATTTTATTTCATTATATCAACTTGATTTCCTTGAATTTTGATTACTCCACGATCAATTAATATATCTATTATATTATCTGGAGCATCATCATATCTCTCTTCTAGGATCTTTGTAAATTCTTTAATTCCCATTGCAGAATTACCAAACTCTATCTTTAAGTCTCCAATAATTCCAGAATCTTTAATCCAATCCTCTACTTCTTCAGTGCTAGAAAACTCAACTTCTTTCATTTCTTCAAGTGGAAGAGAATGAGCTTTTTTAATTAGCATTATACCTTTCGGTCCTAAAGATCCTTTAGATTCTAACATATTAATTATGTCTTCCTTAGGTCCTTCTATTGGGTCTAAATCCAAAATCTTAGTCACTGATACGATTAACTTAGAGAATAATTTAGATTGTAAGAATGCAGTTTCAGGAATAGTAACTTTATTATCTTCATCAATACTAGCAAAACCTTTTTCAACTAAATCTTCGGCGGAAATACCAAATGCCTTAACAACTTCTGATTCATTTAAAGTTTTGCCAGAAAATTCTTTTAATTTTACCTCAAATTCGTTCGACGGTTCTGAAAATTCTTTTTGTACAGCGGCATTATTATCTCCGCCGAATAACGAACGTCTTGAGAATCCTTTTTCTACTTCTTCAATTTTTGATACTTCGACTTGTACAGCTTCAGGAGTATTTTCAGGACTTGGTGTAACTTCTAAAACATTAAATCTATTTACAGCTCCACATTTAGGACATAAGAAGTTAGTTGTAGTGGCTAAAGTATCCATAATATAACCACAATCTCTACACTGAATTTTCTTATATTCTGCCTGAGTTACTCCACCTGAAAATAACTTGCGCCGTGGAGAAATCGAAGAAGAGAATAATTTACGTCTTTCTACTTTCATAATCTTTTTAACTGTTTTCTTCAGGGTTTTCTTCTTCTACTGGCTCTTCTTTCTTCGTACCATTCTTCGGCGCGAATATTTCCTCTAACATTGCATTAACAAAGTCAGAATAAGCAGCTTGAATTTTTTGATATCTTGCCTTAGATATTGCATTAGTTTTAGATACCTCAGACATAGCCATCTTATATGGTAAGAACAATTTTTGTACACTTATCAATGTATTTATAAAATTTATTTATAATTTAGACTATATCTTCTGTCTATTTTGACAGTTTATATACATAGTCGTTGAACAAATCACTTCTTTAGATTTATCTAAGTATGATTTGATGCTGATTTATCTCATTTAGATATTTCCAGCAATTCATATAAAAAACGCATATTATTTACGTACATTCTTACCTAAACTAGAAGCACCAAGTAATGTTCCTGGATTTTTTCCATTCATGATTTCTGGTGTAATCGACTTCATAATATCCAAAAGATCTGTAGTAAACAAAGACTTCATGATTTTAAGTGTTTCTGGATCTATTTTCTCTGGGCCGCCTTGCTGTTTTAGAAGTTGTTTGTAAGATAGAATCAATACACGAAATCTTTGACGAGTTGAATACTTTGATTCACGAATTCTATCTCTTAATGCAATTACTGAGAAATCTTTTTGAACAGGTTCTTTTGGCATCTTACTAATGGATTCTAAAACTTCTTCTACCATTCCATCTGCGGAGAAAACTTTTGCTTTTAACTTTGTAAATTTTCCATCAATCTTGGATGATTTTAACATATCTCCACATCCAAGAGAATTTAAATCAGAGAAAGCTTTTACTTTAAGTCCTTTAAATTCAAAATCCTTTGGAGTATATTCTATATCCGAAAAGTTTTTTTCTTCCCCATCAGATATTAGATTTCCTTCATCATCCCAAGTCTGTACTACTTGAGCTTGTTTCCAAGAAGGGTTCAAAGTAACATCTAATCCCTTGATACTTACTAATTTACGTAATGTATCTACTCCAGAAGTAGATGAATCCCAATATCCCAATTATTTAACTAATTTATAATTAATTGTAGACTATATTATCTAAGAAAATTTCTTAGTGTTTACTCTAGTCGTTGAGAAACTATTTTTATTAATAGTTTTTGCTGATTTAATTTATTATTTTTCCAGCAATTAAAAACATTTTCATGAATTAACTTTGAATTCATGCCTCAGATATTGTTTAAGGATAACTGCACTTACTCCAGGACGAACTCCGGCCTTTAATAAGTACTTTAATCTTTTTATGTTTTGTGCAGCCTCATCATCTGCTAAGGCTTCATCAAATAACTCTATTTCAGCATAACACCAAGAATCAGGCATAAGCTCTAATTTTGTTACATAAAATACAGGAGCAGCAGCCTCTGTACAAAGTAACATCATATCATCTTTACCCACAGTCTTAGATAATGCTGTTCCTGAGTTTTTTGCATTAGCCAAATTTCTTGCTCTGTGAGTTAAACCTCCCAACATATTCTTCGATTCAATAGAGCTTTTATAAGCATCACTATTGAGATAATCTTGAAGAACTTGTGCTGGAATATGACTCCCATCACTTGCTAAAATTTGGCTGCTTGTTGAAAATAATTTAACTCTACAGCGCATAATTAATTTTTTTTTATTTATATTTTATATAAACTTTTATAATCTATTAATGTATTTGGATCTATTCCATATTTTATTGTTTTATTTAAAAAATCAGATACTTTTTCATATGTATTTAATATATACGGAACTTCTAAAAGAATAATATCTCCATTACTATTTTTACAATAATCTCTAACGTCTGTATCTCGTTGAAACTGTTTGATAAAATCATCTTCTACCCAATTATAAAAATTTTTAAATTTATTGTAGTGTTGTTCTCCGTGATATTCAATCCAGTAAGTTTGATTATTTACTACTATAGAGAAATCTATTCGAACAGATTTAGTTTTATCTTTTCTAATATTATTTACAACTACTTCATCTAAATAACTTATTTGAAAATTTTTTAACCAGGTTATAATTAATAATTCTCCAGTAGATTTATTGATTATAGGATTTCCCATTTTTCTATGTATATGATCTACTGGGGACATTTTAAATACATCTCCAGTACAATTATCTAAAATAGTTATTGGAGTTACGTAATTGATATAATCATCTAAATATGTATATCTATCTCCATGTACTTTTCTTGCTTCTACCAAAAATTGACTATCTGTCTTTTTATGTTTAATAGCTCTTTTATAAGCTCCTAATATAAAATTATCTTTCTTTTCTACAATAAAATGTAAAAAATTAGTTTCCCAATTTCCTATTGTATCTCCAGTAAAAGGATTTATTTCATTTACAAATACAGAAAACTTACTAGTTTTATTTTTAATAAATTCACATGTATTCGTAAAATCATATTCATATTTATATTCTGAATATTCCCTTGATAAATTAAACTGTTCAATTAAATCACTTTTTATCATGAGAAAATCACAAACATAATTAGGATCTTCTCTTAATCTATTCTTTATGTATTCAGTAGTATGAAAATACTTATCTGAATAATAGTACTCTATTTTCTTATCTATCCAATATTCAGTATATAATTTACTTATTGGCAGTTTTAAAATCCATCTACACTCCCATTCTAGAAAATTAATCCCTAATCTATTTTCAATAGAGTGTTTTAATTTTGAAAAATTATTATACCAAATTCCTAGTTCAGGAACATAAAATAATTTAACTAACTTATTTCCTTCTTTTATTGTTAATACTATCTTATAATTTTCTGATAATTCTATTGGAACTGGTAAAAATTTATTATCAATTGACTCATTAGTTATCACATTATCTACATATTCAAATGAATCTATCCGTTCTACAATAAATTCATTCCCTCTCTTAGGTCTATTAATTTTATAAAGTTTTACTAAATTTTGTATAGTATTAGCAGAAACTTTATAAATATTTCCGATTTCTTTATAGGTTAAATGTTTTTTGATAAGATTTTCAATATCTTCTTTGCTAATATTTCTATCAACTAAAGATATATTTTTCTTTTCATATTCAATGCCTAATCTTTTTATTCTAAGTCTAGTTGCACCTTCTGTTAAGTTATATAATTTAGAAATTTCAGAAATAGTTAGTTTTTTATCAAAAAGAAGTATTTCTATATCTTCTTTAGATATTATAGTTTTTCTTTCTGAGATATCAATTCCAAATCTTTTTATAGCTTTATGAACAGCACTTTCACTTGTAATTCCATAATGATTAGCTATCTCTTTATATGTTAGTTTCTTATCAAATAATAAATACTCCAGTTCTTCTTTGTTCCAATCAATCTTTCTTTTCATTTATTCTACTTATAGCTTCCCAAGATATCAAACTCTAAATTTATTTAATTTTCATTAGTGGAAGAGTAACTCGCGACTTTTACTCTTCCTTAGTGATTTTGAATAAATGAAAATTAAATATAAATTCCACGATATCTCATCGTCTATTTATCTAGGTCGAGATGACACGGCTCAAACGTGCGACTTCTTGGTCCCAAACCAAGCGTTCTATCTACTGAACTACATCTCGAATCTATTCTATTTATTCTTCTTTCTTTTTTCATTCCATTTTCGAATAGCTATTTTCCCTGATACATATGCACCACCAATAGGAAGTGCTGCAATAGTTCCTGCGATAGCTGCTTGTTTTGTTTTTCCAGCTTTTGCAAGTTTGGCAGCAACAACTCCAGGAACAATATCAGATGTTCCAAGAATTATAGCTTCATCTGGGTGTTTCTTTACATACTCCACCACCTTCTTACCAGTTTCTTTAGGATGAGTTACTGTATGTTCAATAGATTTTCCTATTTCTTTAACTTTATCAGTAACTTTACTAAATCTTTTAACTCTCAACATAGTTTTTATTAGTTATTATTATTTTCTTTCGTTGAACTATCCTGACTCGAACAGGAAATCCCAGAACCAAAATCTGGTGTATTGCCAATTATACTATAGTTCAATCATTTCTCCATAAAATATATTTTTGGAGTTTCTGATATAATTTCAAATCCAAGTTTCTTATATAAATTTATCGCATTTATATTTTTCTTTGATACTGTAAGTTTATTAGCCCCAGAAGAATTTATCAAATCAGTTGCTATTCCTTTTCCTCTATACCCCGGAGAAACTTCTAGAGCAATAATAGTATCTTCTTCGCACGCTATATATCCCACCAACTCATCTTTGGCTGGGTTTATTAATAATTTTCCAGCCGTTTTTCCTGGTGTATTTCTTGCGTGCTTTAACATATTCTCCTGTGACTTATATTTTTCTATATTTTCTTTGGTCCAGGGAAGTTCTTTATATTTTTGTTTTCGTAGTATTATCATAAGCTCTAAAAACCTTATATGTGTAATAATAAATATAGAAAATTATGAAAAATTTAAAAGTAGGAGATAAAGTTAAATCTCGTAAAACAGGATTTTATGGAGTAGTAACTGATGTAGATATTACTCCTAATAAATTATTTGTTAAAGTTAAATTAATGTTAAACGATAGAGAAGTAGAAATTCCAAAAAGCGTTCTGGATTATGTTACTCCAGAAGAATGGGAATTTGTAAAACGTATGGAAGAAAGAGATTGAAATATATCTCTTTTCTTTTTTTTTCTGTTCCTAGGACTTGATCGAACAATAGACCACTTTCCTCTGGCCATCCTAGGAATTGATTATATATTATGGAAAAAGAATCTTAAAATATATTTTCCAACATGTTTTGAAGTTCTTTTTGTGACTCTTCTCTTGGATCCGCTGTTATTTTAGTAAGAGATTCGAGTTGTTTAGCTATTCCTGAAGAATATCCCATCTCTTCTCCTTCATCAATAGATAATTTTAAAGAATAAACACTAGAAGCTAAAGCATCCCATAAATCCTTGCTTCCTGGCTTAGAACCATCAGGATTATCAAATAATGGAGATATTGATGCTTTTTTAGGATGATCTACTTTACGTTTTGGACCAACATATCTTAAATCATATGCCTCTCTTTGTAATCTTTTATATTCAGGAATTTCAAGAAGTTCATTGTTTATTATATACTTCAAATAAAGAGCCGGTTCACAAGGAGTATTATCTGTAGAAATTCTCCCATTATTTCTAATTCCTTCTCTTTCACAATATTGAAGTATTTGTTTAGAAAAAGCTTGGTCAGCACTAACTATAATATTAAATTTCTTGTTAAGATCTTCTATAAACTGCTCTATGTGAAATAAACTCGTCTCTTGTCCTTCTAACCTAGATACACCTAAAACAAAATGACACTTAATTTTAGGAACTAAAGTACCATTTATATTTTCCCAATGATCAAAACTAACTGCTGCTATTCCAGTTGTATCATCTACTACACCTAAGTCAAGACCTAGCCATATAGGAGTACCTCTTGGAATAAGATTAATCATTTTTTCTACATGATTAATAATCCTATCTTCTTTATCATAAAAATCAACTGTAATAATTTCAGGAATTCTATTCTTTATTGTTGAACATTTAGATAAGTGTTCTATAGTACCTCCAAAAAAACTATCTGATGATCCTGTATTAATACCAGATTTATCTTGAAGAGCTTTAATCAAATCAGATTTAAATTCTCCAAATAATTGAATAGGTACATGTTCCACTCTATCAGGGTCTTGATCATCTTCTAATTTATAGTTCTCTTCTTTATCATTTTTATTTAATATTCTTGGAGGATATTTACCATCTCCAGTATAAACTGAGAAAGTTATTCCCCTTGAACGTTCGTACAGATTTTTTCTAACTTCATAATGAGAAGGTCTACAATCCCAAGTAAATTGAGGTTCTGCATTCTCAAGAAATATTTCAGTTGGACCACCTGCACCTCTACTAGAACTATCAATTATTAGATTTCCGGCTAATGTTAAACTTTCTTTTACATCAAAACGAGATGTAATACGAATATACGTACTATTTACACGTTCCATGGCTTTTTCTTCGTTAGGCCAAAAATTGACCTCAGACATGATTGCAAAAATCAAGTCAGTTCCTAGTCCACCTGCCAATCTATTTCTATAATACTCTATTATAGTTTAGAATATAAATTTAACTTATATAATTATATAAGTTAGTAAGTCTTTATTCGTTACATCAAAGATTACTTAGATTTATTTAAGATCCTTGACTCGGTATTGGGATTATCCTTTCACCGAATTTACTTACTTTATTACCATATAATTTCTTAATATGGAGGGCAACTTTTTATACTACATTACCCCTAGGACCAGAAGTTAATATTCTTATATTATGTCTGTGTGGTAAATTTCTAAAAAATGGACTCTGCTTTAATACATCATCTAGCATCCATCTTCGAAATTCAGCATTTGCTACATCTTCATCTCTATGAAAGATGATAAAACTAAGTGGTTTTTTACCTAATTTAAATGTTCTCCACGGATTAGCCATACAACTTAACCTAGCTAGTGTATTTGTCATAGCTAATTTAGATACCGTAGACTTACCTATACCAATAGCTCCAGATAAACAGAGTAATGGTTTCGCTGTTGTTACTTCATTTGGAAAAATCATTTTTAATCCATCTTTCCAAAAAGGAAATATTACATCTCCATGATCAAAAAATTCTTGACTTCCTAGATAATAATCATCAGAATACAATCTTTCAATCGTAGGTGGTCTATGTGTGAATCCTTTGAGACGAAGAAATACCATTATCTTTTCATCTTCTGTTAATGATGTGTATTGATCCCTAAGATCTACTTTTGCTAAATCTTTTTCTATATTTTTAGTGGGATCAAAATGGTCTGTGAAATTAATCATAATTTTGATCCTTTCTTTTTTTATAATTTCTCAAAACCAGGAATATATAACCCATTATTTTCCCACCTAGCTTGTCCATTAGTTTTTACACGTTTAACCCACTCATTTTGTCCAGGTGCAGTAGGTGTTACTTCCAAAGATCTTGTTTTATGAGAATTATACCGTTTTAAATTCATTCTTTTAGCATCTAAACTACTAATTGAAGAATTTCCTCGTTTTTTACCTTTGCTGAAACTAAGTGAATATTTCTTTGCACAATCTGAACAACAAAATCTTCCAGAACCAAAAGAACCATCATGCTCTTTACCACAATATTCACATTTTCTTAGTTTCTTTCTATCTGATACTTTTATCCCGTATCTATTTGCTGCTTTACGTATAGCTTCTCCAGTGCTTCCATCACCCCGCATAGCTGCAACTTCTTTATAAGATTTTCCTTCATGAATTAATAATCTTATTAATTCTTCTTTGTTATATTTCTCTTTTCCCAT